GCAAGAATGACGTGCTTGCCGTCGGGCGATATGCTCGCCCATTCAAAATGCTCGCCGTCTGCATTATTTCCAAACGGATTATACGAGCTGTCGTTTGTGGCGGACAACGTGGTGAGATCATAGGCGGAAGACGCCGTTCTCATGCAAAGCGTCGTATCGGCATCCTTGTCTTCCAGGAGAAACTTCAAGCCGTCGCGCGTGCAAAGCGCATACGTTCCAAACCTCAAATCGGTCCCGTTGTTGTTCGCCCTGCTCGTCTTGCTGTACAAATCAAGAGCAAGGCCAGTACACGTTCCGGCTTCAAGATATGCGTTCGTGTATGTAGTCAGCGCAACAACGCCGTTTCCGTTGTGCTGCGGACAAATTGCAAACAGATTTTCCGAGAAACCTGACGCAATCTGCGTCCACGTCACCTGCGAAGGCACGTCGCCCTGCGCGAAGTCCCAGTCGCCCTCGTGCGCCTCCGGCTGGAAATGCTTGCGCCTGTTGTTGATGAGAAACGGCATTACGACCAGCCCTCCGATACGCACGCGCGCTGGAACTGAACGACCACGCCGAGAAGAAGCGCGGCTTCGTCGAGCGGCGAAGTCGGCGCGTTCGTGTTGTCGCGCTTGATTGTGAAGTGGAGAAGTCCGCCCGCCTCCGTCGTTCCCTGCGGCGTGATTCCGTCCGTCGCGGCCGTCCGCTGCATGTAGCCGACGCCGGAAAGCATGTCCTCCACGTAGGCGTAGTTGTCCGGCGCCGTGGAGAGCCCGCCGCCGTCCGTGGACGCCACACACCCGACGCCCCATTTGACGTTCGTGTTCGCCGCAGCGGACGTTCCCACGCTCGTCCAGACGAGCTTCGCCTTGAGCGCCGTTGTCCTCACCCACCCGTCCGGGAGGACAAGATCGAACTCGCACGCGTCGTCATTCGTCTTGCCAAACGACATGACATCCCGCACCACGTTCGAGAACTCCACCGTCTCGGCTGTCGCGCCGTTCGTCTTGCTCGGAGCCATCGCCGCCGCCGGGACAAACACCCAGTCATACGTGTTGCCAGGCGTGACACCGTTCACGGCCGCCGCAATAGCCTCGCGAACGGCCTGTTCAGTCGGAACCTTCGTGTCGGCGCCCGTTGCGTCGATCTCGGTCACAACCGAATAGCCGTTAGCCAGCTTCTTGCCGGTCGTGTCCCACTTCGGGATTACTCCCGCCGTAGGCGTGGACGGTCCGAACACGTCGCCTTTCGCGTTGACGGCCGCATATACTACGTCCGCGCTCGGAATCTGTGAGCTTGTCGAAGAACTGTTGATTGAGTTCGTCAGCGCAAGCCCGTTTTTCAGCTTCTTCGCCGTGGAGTCCCATTGCGGGATGTTGTTCTCCGTGGTCGTGGCTGGACCCGTCACGTCACCTGCGAGCCCGACGAGCTGCGCAACGGTCGCCTTGCGCACCGATCCGCCCTGCACGATGAATAGGACATCCGATGAAGTCACGGACTGCGCCGCCGTTGCCGCCGTGACATACGCCGCGAGCTTGCCGAGAACGTAGTCCTTCAGCGTCGCAAGCGTCACCTTCTTGCCGGACGCGGCCTGCACCACGAGCGCGAGGTCACTGTCGCCAAGTGTCCCCGCGGCGCCCGCCGTCGAGAGCGTGAGGTCCGGCGTGACCGTCATGTTGTCCTGGAGCCACGTCTTGAGCGCCGAGAACGTGATTGTCTTGCGCGCGTCGGAGTCCTTGATCGCAAGCACCTCGTTGCCGTTCGGACCCACGACGGCCGCGCGCCCGAACGCCTCGTTCATGATCGCCGCCGCGAGGTTCGCCGCCGTCACCGGCTTCAGCGCGCCGCCTTTGAGGATGTAAACGGAATCGTCGCTCACGGAAACGCTGCTCGCAGCCGTCAGCGCGGCAATCTGCGCAAGCACGTAGTCCTTGATCTGCGCGATGGACATGGACTTCGGGCTCCCCGCGTCCGAGACTGGGATTAGCTCGCCGCCGCCAACGGACGTGTCCTGCGTCGCTTCGTCAATCGTCATGTCGCTCATGGCCTCAACCTCCCAAGGTGTTTGCAAATGGCGCGCATGGCTTCAAACGACCATTTGCCTGTTTCACATTCCAGAACCAGGACGGCCCACGCGCCTCGCACGCGCGGACGCCAGACGGCGTTCCATCCGGCGACAAACGTAAAGCTCGTTCCGCCCGTTCCGGCAACCGCAAGTTTCGTCGCGCGCTCCGCCGAGTGCGCCGTCCAGATTTTCGCCGTCATGTTCGCGGACTGCTCCGCAAGCGTCGTGTGCAGCTCCGCGAGAAATCCGTCCGCATCGTCGCTCGCGGAAACGCGGAACGGACCGAACGCCACGCGGGACGCCCCCTCGCACGCCACGGAGCGGTCAAACACGCGCCACGCGCCGTCCGCGCAAAGGAAAGCGGCCTTGTCCACGCCGTCCACCGTCATGCGGCACGCCGAGACGGGGCGCGCGGAAAGAGTGAAGCTCGTAGGCCAGAACGACGGCCTTTCGCCAAGCTCAACGTACCAGTCGGAAGCAACGGACGTGTTGCCGGTCGCAGGAACGTCCGTGAAGACGTGAAGGGCGTCTTCCTCGGGATCGTGACCCATAAACGAACCCTCGTATCCACGGAGGCGCGGAATTGCGGACGAAAGCAGCACGGGGCGCTCTCCGGGCGCGACGGAGAACAGCCCCTTGTCGCACAGGAAGTAGAGCCTGCTGCCGGTGAAGCACCATGCCGCTGCGCCCGAGACGCCGATCTCCGTGGAAACGCACGAAAGTTCGCCGCTGCACGGGTCGCCCGCGAGACACCACAGCGATCGCGCCGTTGCAATGTAGAGCGCGGCGTCGTTCACGGGCATGAACGCCGTGATCGCGTCGCCCTTGCGCCCGGCGAGCGCGACGTTCCCGGCGCACGCCCGCGTCACGTCGCCAACGTCCGCGCCGTAGTCCCAATCCTCCGTATCGCCCAGCCGAGAGCAGAACCAGTCGGTTCCCTTCGCGGCGAAGAGGCGTGCGCGGTAGATTGTGGCAATCGTGACGGCCTCCGGAGCGTTGCCGACGGAAGCCGTGATGCGGGGGACGGCGTGCAGGTCAATCACGCGCGAGCCATCAGGCGCGTAATACGTCTTGTCCGTCTCAAACGAGATATTCTTTCCGTCCGGCCATTGCACGGCCGAGCCGTTTGACCACAGCCAGCGGCCGCCGCCGTCGGACGTGACGCCGGTCACGGTCTTCATGCCAGGGCGCGAACCGCCGCGCTCCCTCTGCTCGATTGCGCCGCGCGTGCGGACGTTCAAGGCAAAAGGCGCGGCGTAAGTCCGCGTCTGGCTGGCCGTGTCCGGCGTGGCGTCATGGTAGGCGGCGATTTCCTCGACGCCACGCACGGGCCAAAGAATCTGTTTGGCCGTCGTGCGCATGGTCGGCGTTTACTCCGCGTGCGAAACGGCCTTCCAGCCGGGCGTGGTCGTGCCGGTGGAAACGTAGAGGCCGGGATCGGTGGCGCCTGTCCGCAGGAAGAGCTGGCCAACCTTGCTGGCCGAAGTGGGCACGGAATCGCCAATGACGATAAACTCGCCCAGCGCCTCCTTGATCTTCTCCTCGATGTAGCCCGCGCTGACGCGAATCACGTCCTTGTTGATGTTGGTAGGCATGTCGGTTCTCCTTTCGTTGCTTACTTGACGAGCAGCGTGAGCTTGTCGCCCGCCGCGGCCCCAGTTACGATAACCTTGCCTGCGCCCGTGACGTAGCGCGTCGCGGGGTTCGTGGCCATGAAGTAGTGGTTCGCCGCCGTCGCGCTGAACAGGCTGTTCGTGACCTCGAACCTGCGGCCGGGGACGGCGATGGTGAACTCGTTTGTCACAACGACGTTCGACACGGCAACCGTGCTGGCAATGTGGTTCGTGCCGAGAACGGTCCAGTCGGAGCGCACGAAGCGGTCAAACGTGTTCGTGTAGACGTATGCCGTGCCGTACCAGTTCGTGAGGCCGAACGAATACTGGACGTGCTGCGACACGTTCTTCGCGACGGCGTTGGTCGTCTCGCGGACCGCGAACGCGCATTTCGCCGTGACGGATGCCGTCGCTCCGGCGGTGACGCCCTCCAGCGCAAGGACCTCACCGGGCGGGACCTCGTTCTCTCCTGGATGGAGCGAAATGGTCGTGGCCGCGAAGAGCGGCGCTGTTGCGAGTGCGATGAGCCAAAACACTTTCTTCATTGGATTGCTCCTTTCTTTACCAGCCTTCTGACAAAGCATCCGACGGATGGCGCATGAGGCCGTAGTTCTGCGGCCCCTCGCGCCGGTCGCGCGAAATCGCAGCGGCGAGCATCTGCGTGAAGTTCTGCGTGTGGATGCCCTGCTCGTCGTTGCGCCGCTGCTCGGCAATCGCAAGGCAGCTCTCCAGCACGAGCTCGGAGTGCATTGCGCCGCCCAGCGGGTAAGGGCGTCCGTCTGAAGATAAAGGCCCCGTGTCTGCGTCGGCGGCGAAGGACAGTACCGCGGACTCGGAGGGGGCGCAATCGAAATGGATCTGTTTGAGCTGGCCTTTCGCGCCGTAGGAGTTGCGCCAGGTGATGGCGGCGAAGCGCGGCCAGCGCCCGCGTTCGCACGAACGGATCTGCGCGAACGGGACTACGGGGATGGAAGGGCGGTGCATGCCTGCGGGCCACTTCAACTGCCCGAACACGCGCCCGAACCCGTCGGGAAGGTTGTACGTCGTCTCGCCGGGCGTGAGCTGGAGCGAGCCCTGCACCTTCAGGAAGGACCAGTCGTGCGACGCGCCCGTGCCGTCAACCGCCGGGGGCCAGTAGAATTGACGCACGCCAGCCTGCACGCAGGCGTCAACCTCCGCCGTGCGCGTCTCATCCAGCGTGCCCGTGCCGTACCCGAGGTAGTCGGAAACGGCCTTGAAGAGATCGTCGTATGAAACGGCGAGCGTGTCGCCGGAAACGACTGAAAGCTCCGCGCAGAACGCCGTCCAGTCGAGCGTGTACCCGGTGGACGGAGTTTGCGCGGAGAGTATGGCGGTGAAACCGTCGGCGGTCGGCGTTCCCGCGACGTGCGCGGATATGATGTCCGCGTCGTCAGCAGGCTGGCGCAGATTCACAATCACGCTTGCAGGCGTGAAGGGGAGGTTGAGTCCCGTGAGGGCAACCGAAGTTGCCCCCGCCGGGACGCTCCATGCGCCGCTTCTGAAGAACGCCGCCGCCATTGCTTACGCCGCCGCCTTCGCGATGACCGCCTGGTTGCGGAGGTTCGTGCAGATGAACGCCAGCGACGCGTCGAGGAACACGTTGCGCACGTTATGGCGGTCCGCGTCCTCCTTCGGGGCGGAGATGTGCTTGTCCCAGCCGGAGAGGACGCCCATGCCGAGCGTGCTCCAGTCGAGCATGTACACCGGCGCCTGCGCGTCGGAGTCGAGGGCGGGCACGTTGTACACGGGGTTGCCCTTGAACAGCGTCTTGCCGTCCTTCGACGCAAGGTCGTTGCCGAGGTTCATGTTCTGCGCCTCAAGAATCTCCTCCATCGCCACCACAACGTCCGTGGTCGTGTAGATGCCGCGCCCGCTGCCGAGACGCGGTTCCGCCACGTTGAGCGGGGACTTGAAGTTGATCTTGCGGGACGCAATGCGCATCTTCTTCACGAGGTCCGCAGGCGTGACGGCCGCGTACTGCGCGGCCCAGTTCGCCCAGCGCGAGTAGGTCGTGCTGGAGAGGCCAGCGCGGGCAACCGTGGTGGGCGTCTCGACGGCGGCGCTCGTCGCCATGGACGGGTCCTTGCCGTCAAACGCGCCGTTGCCGTGTCCGCTCGTCGCGGCGTCCATGTTGCTCTGGCGCGTTACCCAGAACTTGATGCCGTCGGGCGTAACGTCGTCGGCGGCGTGCGCGCGCATGCCCCAGAACGTGTCCTCCATGAGCTGGTAGAACGACTGGTACATCAGCGTCATCTGCTCCTTCACGAAGTCAATGCGCTGGACCGCCGAACCGCTGTTCAGCACCTTCTCACGCACGTCGTAGGAGTACGACGCCGTGACGAACTTCGGAACGACCGTGCCCTTGCGCATCACGTCCACGCGGGCGGACGTGTCGGTATCGAAGAGCTTGGTGAACTTCGCCGTGCCGTTTCCGTTGTTGTCGGAGCCGATGGCGACGTTGAACGTCCACTCCTCGCCCTCGTAGAGCTTCTTGCGCTTGCCCATGAGCTCGCGCACGGCCACGTAGTCGTTGAGGTCGGAGAGCAGGTTCGTAAACTTGCCCTTCGCGATCATGAGCTCCATCGTCGCCTTCACGAAGTCGTCGATGGTGCTGCCGACGGGAGTTGCGACGTTCGCAAGCGTCCCGCCCTTGTATGCGATTGAAACACTCATTGCAGTAATCCTTTGCTTTCTAGTCCGGCCAGGATGTCGGCATACTCGCCGTCACCGTCGCCGTAGTTCTTCTTCGGAATCGCGCCGCTTTCGCCACCCGGCTTCGCGAGCGCGAGGCTCTTGCGCTTTTCAAGCGCGGCCTTCTTCTTCGCTTCCGCAGCGGCTTTCACCTCCGCTTCAGCCTTTGCAGCGGCCTGCGCGTCCTGCTCCGCCTTGGCGGAATCCCATGCCTTGGCGTACTTCGCGAGGAGCTTGCCCTGCTCAATGACGAGGCTGCGCATGCCATTGAACGCTTTGACGAGGTCCTCGTCAAAATCGTCCTCGGACAGCTCGGCCGGGAGGTTGTCTGCGGAAAACTCGTCGCCGCCTCCTTTGTTGCCGTCATCGGTGGTGTCGGGCTTCGGACCAGACTTCTCGACGAGCGCGATGGTGCGCTCAAGCACCTTCGGGTCGGTGAACGTGCGCGTGTCGGCAAGCGAAATGCCAGCCTTCACCGCACGCTCCACCAGCTCGTCGGGGATTGTCGGCGCGTCATTGGCGTCGCCTCCGTCATCGCCGTTTCCGTCACCGCCTGCGGGAGTTTCCTCCTGCGTGGTTTCGGCGTCGGCAATGACGCCCTCCCCGCCTCCGTCCGTGGCTGCGGGTGTCTCGGTCTTCGGAGAATCCTCATCCGTGACCGCGGGCTCTCCCTCGTCTGCTTCCATGGCCTTTTCGATCTCCATATGGAGGTCGGACATGGGTATATTACCATTTTCCAGGGAAGTTTTTTGCACTTCGGCGGCTTCTGTTCCTTCTTTGCTCATCTTCGCTTCCTTCTGCGCAATTTTGCGCGGTTGTTTTTGTGGTTTTCGTTAAAGATATGAAGCCTTGTCGTGCATCCCGCGCACCTTCAACGCCTTTCGTCGATGCGCGGCGTTCCTGTAAATCGGGTTGCCGTCCGCCGTGACTTCGGTCGGTACGCCGTGCTTGCGGTAGAAGTCGCGAAGCTCCTGCGCCTGGGATGGGGCGACGCCGGACGCGATGCACTCGATAGGCCAGCCCCCTGACGCGGGAACGCCGACGCCCTCGGATGAGAAGTCGCGCCGATACGTCTTCCCCTTGTGGTGGATTTCCTTCGGGTGATGGCTCGCGGGGAACCACCTCTCGATCACGTTGCGTCCGTTGCGATAGCAGTAAACTGGCATGTCTCGTCCTCCTGCGAACTACGAAATTGAACGCGAAGCCGAAAGCGCAGCCTTCTCCGCCTGCTGCGGATTGCCACCGAGAAGGGTCTGCATGAGCGCGGCGTCGCGCCCTTGGCGCGTGGCGCCCGGACGGTTCTCGCGGACGTATGTACGCCGCGTGACTGGCGCCTTCGTGGACACGTACTGCGGCTGCGGATTGCCGCCGGACGGAACGCGCCTCTCCATCGGCTGGTTAGGGAACACGACGAAATCGGACAGCTCGTTGAGGTTCGAGTTCTCGCCAACCCACTCCAGGACGGCGCGGAGGTCGATCTGCGCGCCCTGCTCCTGCAACTGCGGAAGCATCGGCAGAATCACGCGCTCGTAGGCCGTGAGGAACTTCTGCACGCGCGTTGCCGGTGAATCGTCCTGCATGGAGAACACGTCGATGTCGAAGTTGTAGTCCATGAAGTCGCCGTCGCGCGTCTCGGGCGTCCACTTCTTCGTGATGGCGAGGCGCGCGTTCGGCTTCCCGGTCGCTGTCTTGACAAGCGTGCGCTCGCGAACGGGGTCCGTCCACATGTACCACGCAAGGCGCTTGAAGATCGCGCGTGCGAACTCCACCGTCGCGTCGGCCATTGCGTGCAGCCGGACGGACGAGGAATCAGCGATGAGTTTTTCCTGCGCCGCCGTGTCCGCCTGCGGCGAGAGCCCGCCGAGAGAGTCGATGTTCCCGGCGATGAGGTTGAAGCGGTCCCACGTCTGGAGAAAGAACGCCACGCCGCCCTGGTCCGTGCCGCCGATCGTGATTTGCTCCGGCGTCGCGCCGTCGTAGCGGATGGCCTCTCCGTCCTGCGCGTTTTTGAGGCGGATGATCGCGTCTTCGTTCCCGCCCTGGAACGCAGCGACGCTCTTGCGCCCCATCGTCTGCTTCGCGAGCTTGCGGAACAGGCGGTTCGCGAGCTCGTTCAGGTCGCGCCACACGGCAACCGGCGGGAGTGGCATGAGATTGCCAGGAACGTCAGAGAACCACAGCTTGATGTAGGGCGTCCCCTCGGGACCGTCCCACGGCACGTCACGGAGGATTTGCCTCGTCTCGACGGCGTATGTCACCATTCGGTTCTCGCGGACAAGATACACGTCGCGCAGGAGGACACGCGGCGAATACGGAACGGAGCTTTCGTCAACGGACACCGTGTGCGCGTGCTCCTGCCCGTCCGCCGACACTCCGTTGTCGTCGTCCGGCGTGATGTCCTTGCCGTACATGTCCTTGATCTGCTGCGCGTCCATCCAGTAGTCGTTGCCCTCGTACTGAACCTCCTCCCACGAGCGCGCCGACATGTCGCAGAAGAAGTCATCGAGCTGCACGACGGACACGAAAGGCTCGTCGCCTATCTTCGCGTTCTCGTTCGTCTCTCCGAGGCCGACCTTCACGATGCCGATGGAGAAAAGCGCCTCCAGCACGACGCGGCGCAGGGTCGATGAAAGATGAATCTCGCCGGGAATCTGATTGAGCGCGATTTCCATGTCCGCCGCGAACGGGCGCAGGTCCGGCACGTCCGTGTGGACAATGCACTTCGGCACGCGCGCCGCAAGGTGGCGTATGTAGATCGTCGCCGCCAGTTCAACGAGATTGACTGGCGCCTTCTCCTTCGTGCCCTTGTCCGCGTAATGGAAGCCCACGAACTGCCTCACGGCGTCCAGACGCTCCTTGCGCGGCTTTTCGAGCATCTTCTGCGACCACGTTATCGCTTCGTGTAGTTTGTTGAAGTCCATATCAGTTCACCTACTTTCTCTTTCAATCTCCCTGTTTCGGCCTCTCCATGCGCGGGAGTCTCATGTCAATGAATGGCGCCAACAGGATAGGTATAGGCATTGCGCCATCGGGCCTTTACGCCGCGCGTGAAGATGACGAGCGCGCGGCGCAATCGTTTTAGTCGGCTGGCGAGCAGGCCGCGCAATTCCCTTCGGAATCGCAACTGATGCACGTCGTGCCGTCCGTGACGGTGATCTTGCCGGCGGCCGGGTCCGCCGTGACCGTGCTCTTCGACGCGTCGCCGCCCTTGCTCTTAAAGTAGTTGACCACCTTCGAGACGATTGCGGATCCCGCGTCTGTCGCGCCGCCCGTCGAAATCGTGGCGTATGCTTTCGCCACGGCAGAAGCGAGATTTGCGGACCCGTCGAAGATGGTCTTTGTCAGCACAACGGCGTTCGTGGACAAATCGCGGTCATACGAATTGAGCGCAACCGAGATCGCGCCGTTCGTGCCGATGGAAAGCGAGAAGCCGTTGAACTGCTCCTTCGCCCACAACGGCGAGCGCGCGGTCACGTTCCAACCGCCGCCCGCCATCTGGTAGGAGGTGGTCGCCAACTGCTCAACGCCGTTCACGGTCACGACCGATTGAATCGGGAGCGCGGTTTCCGGGTTCTTCTCCCACGTGACGCGCGTCTGACAGCCGCACAGGAAGAACGCATTGCACCCGCCGATGCCGAGCAGGGCGACAATGCCGATTGCATGGATGATTCTGTTTTTCATTGTCATTCTCCTTTTTCGACGACAACCCAATCATCGGACAACATATCTGTCTGCGACGCAAGCCAGCCAGTGAGAACCTTGCAGTCCGCCGTGCGCATCCGAATGGAGCCGAGACATTCAATCTCGCCACCATTATATTCTGCGAGCTCCTTCAGGTGCGGCTCCTTGCACCATTCAGCTTTGACGGATGCCGCAGGAAGGAGCCAAAGATACATACCTTTGCCGTTCCATCCCTTGCGGGCAACCTTCTTACCTTGCTTCAATGCGCGAATCGCGTCACCGAAGTCCATCAGTTTTTCGTCATTCATTGTCATTCTCCTTTTGGGTTTTCAAGAGTTTGCGCGGGGCGGATACTGACTTCAACCGCAACCAGACCGGGCCTTGCAGCTCGGCTTCCGCCCCGCGTTCCGGCCACTCGACCGAAAGTCCTTTGAGCATGAGACGATGCCCTGCTCCTTCGCCGTGGCGTATGCCTCGCGCCACGAGTCCCAGCCGAACGTCTGACAGGCCCACGCCGTCAAGTGCGCGCGGTGACGCCAGACATAACGCATTGGGTTGTACCACGCCTTCGTGTCCGCCATGATGAGGCAGTTCCTCCTCAACTCGTCGTTCGCGTCGCGGAACCTCGCCTCCGTGCCGTCGTTGTCGTAGGTGAAGCGGCAATCATGCCCACGACTCGGGACGAGAAACAGTGAGAGCCACTTCGTGAGCTTCTTCCGCCACTTCTCGGGCATACGCTCCGGCCCGATGCCGTTGCACGCGCGAGCGACGTTGGACGGCCCGAGGGTCGCCAAAAACTCCGCGCCGGACAAGCCGAGGCGCGCGGCTTCGTCGATGGTGTCATGCGCTTCCGTTAGAGTAATCATTGCAACCTCCCGACGATAGGATTGATGATCCACGAAAGGATGGTGACTATCAAACCGCCGATGATTGACGCAACCGCAAGGACGCCCGAGCGCCGCGCGTCCTTCAATTCAAGCGAGCGAAGGCGCGCGTCCTTGTCGGCAAGTTCCGCCTCCATGCGTTTCAAGATCGCAGTCTGCGCGGCGGACTCCGCCTTGAGGTCGCGCACCAGCGCGAACAGTTCGTTTGTCGCGTCCTCGCCCATCTCACACGCCTCCTTCCGCCGCCGCGAGCACGGCGTCCACGACCTCCGCGCCGAACTCCGAAACTGCCCAATTGTAGCCTTGCACGAACGCGGAATCATCATCGCGCAGCTCCTGCGCCATCATAAAATCCTCGTAGATGCCGCGCGTCTGCAAGGCGTCGCGCACGGTTGCCCACCGCTCGCCGCACGCGCGCTTGATTGCGAGAGGCGTCCACGAGCGCGGGGGCGGAGGAGGGTCTTGCACGGCCTCGTAGACGCGGTGGATTGCGCCGTCTCTCGTCTCCCATCCAACCGCAACCGCGTGGTAGCCGTCCGCGCAGGTCGGTCGCTCGTCCACGATTGGATAGTACCCCGCCTGCGCGTACTGCGCCGCCGTGGGATTGCACACCACGGCCCCGCCGATGCGGATGGCGCGCGGCGCGGGGTTGAGGGTGTTGTTTATGAGGGTTCCGTAAGTCATGGCAGGTTGAACCTTTCTTTGTCAACGGCGTAGTTCGCCGCGATCTCTGCGGCGCTCAGAGCGCGGGAATAAACTCTAGTACAAAATACCTTTCCGTTTAACGAAACAGTCCGTCCTCCTGCGCCGCCAATTTTGATAGTCCCATACGAACGTGACCCGCCATCAAAAATTGAAGTAGGCAAGCCATTGACATAAGCATTTGGATTCGTTCCGTCGTATGAATACGCACAATGTCTATCCGTAGAAACGTCGAACGAGAAGGATTTCTGAGGGTTGCAAACTCCAATTCTTCCTGTATTCGCGTTATAGTACATTCCCATAGCATATTGAAATGAATTACCACCAAGAAGAACAAACACAGAACTTGTCGTTGGATTCGCCTCGCACACCAGTTCGATAGTTCCTGTATACAAGTCGATTCTGTCATCACTTGAAGCACCTAATGATTCAGTTGCCAAGAGACAATTATCGCCAAATGAGTTAGAACCGATATTGAGCATCCTGTTTCCCACGATGTCTTTCCACGTCATCGCGGTCGGATCGTGCACGCCGCCGCCCGCGTTCCACTCGCCATCCCACATGGCTACGAGGCCATCGGTGATGTACGGGTTCCGCCACGCGGGAGATTTCCGCGCCGCGAAAAACTGTCTGATTCCAGGTAGCATTACGCGGCCTCCTTCCACGCCATGCGGCGCGCAAAGGACCACGAACGCGAGGAGCGCAGCGAACCTAAACATTTACGCCCCCCCCCCCGTCAGATTTGCGGATTTGTCTGGGCCAGCAGACAAACATTCCTGTTCCTCCAAGAACAGTTCGCCGTCAACTCTGTTGTAGAACCCAACTGCATTTCCAGCGCGTACTGGGACTAGGTCCGCGACAGAACCGATTTTGAAAGACTTTACCCTCATCTTAAAGGAACTTCCAGAAGCGTATGACCCGTACATAAGGACGTTTCTGTTGAACGTCTGTGTCGTTGTAGATGTCATGCTGAACGCAAGTTCGCCGTCGAAAAACAACTGCCAGTTTCCCGCTCCGTCGGGGACTGCCTTCTGAACATGGAACACGTCTAGATTTCCCGTCGTGCTGGTCGTATAACTGCCAGTCGTCATGAAACGATAGTACCCCGAACTGAGCGCTTTATTCAACGCCATTCCGTTTATCCCGAATGCGTTTCCAGCCTGTGCGAAACATTGGAATAGGTTTGTTGTATTAGGTGTAAAACTCCATTCAAGTGTTAGGGCCTTCGTCGTGGTTTTGAGCGAATCAGACGAGTCGAAGTATCTTTGAAGGTTGAATCCGCCGATTGAAGACGAACCATTTATGAGCCACGGGATTTCATAGTCGCGCTCGATGTATTCCACCTCCGCGTCGTAGGGAAGCGGCGGCGCTCCGCGCTTCTCAAAGAACTGTCGTGCGCCGAGGAGCATCACACACCTCCCTGCGCCTGCGACGCCTGCGCGACTGTCTGAACCTGTTTGAGCGCGACGGCGAACACGCCGCTATCCGTTTCCGTGAACGAGTAGAGCCACGTCCCCTCCGCGTCGGGCGCGGGGAACTCGTCGCCGTCCGTCTCATACGTGACGCTCTCGCTCCCGCTCGCCGCGAACGTGATTGTCGGCACCGGTGAGCCGCTTATCTCCAGCCGCACGAGGAAGTCGCGGAGGTAGCCGGGAACGGCGGCGGGGAGCGTGAGCGTCGTGTCGCCTGTTATAACCACTCTGTTTCCAGCGCGGGCGGCGAGTTGCGCCCCAAGTCCAATCTCTGGGTCTTCCGAAGAGTGTGTCGGCCCAAGTGTAAACCCTTGTTCAATCCACTCAATGAAGTCTCCAGACGAGTCGAACGTCGCAATTACTGACGATTGGCTTGATTGGTACACGAGCGAATATCCATCTTGCGTAGAAACAACAACGCACGGAATTTCTTCGTATTCACCACCTGCTTCTTGTAAATATAGAGGCCCATTCAGCAACACCATCTCCGCATTGGCTGTCACCAGCGCGTAGGGGAGATCAGCGCGAACGCCCGCGATGGCAGTCGCAACGTCTGCCGAGTTCGCCTTGTTCGGCACCGACGCGATGTTCTCCAACTGCGCCGCTGATAGCGCGTCCTGCTTCGCCGCAACCTGCGCAGTCGTCGCGTAGGGCGTCCCGCCTCCGCCCGGCGCCCCGTCGTTCGTGAGCTGCGAGGTCTTCGTCGGAGTGATGAGGTGGCGCCTAAGCTCAAAATCGGTCGTAGAAATCACGGTCGCGTCTTTGCTCGCAGATGCGACAGCCGTCAGACGATCTACACCGCCGTCCGAGAACTCCGCATGCCATTCCGCCATCCCGTCATTCCACTCGCACGAAATGAAAGTCGTGTAGCCTGTAGGCGTTCTAACTGCAACCCACTCCGTGTACCCGCCCCGCAAGGCGTCCCCGACCGCCTTCGCGTCGGCGGCCGCGCCCGGCGTCGCGAGCGCGGTGTCAACCGCCGGAACGGCCGGCTTGTTCTTTATGAAGTCAGGCGCGGTCGCATCCGTCTGGTTCCAGTCAGACTGCGCCTGCAACACCCCGCCGCGAAGGTTGAGTATCAGGTGCCCGTCCGCGTTGAGGTCGGTCGTAAGCCTCCCGTTCCGTATCGGTAGTTCTCGCGCCATGACTTCGTTTCTCCTTTTGCTATGAATTGACGATTGACGGCGAAACCTGCGGAATGGTCTTCGTGAAGAACTCCTCCGCCTCTCCCGCCGTGATAGTGATGTCCGCGATGGTCACGCCGAGCGCGCCGATGGCGAGCCCGAGCCCTGTTTTGGCAGTCGTAGATCTGCCGTTGCTGTTTGTGGTTTCCGTAACCATGTGTTTTTCCTTTCTCCCCTCTCGGGGTTTGGTTTTCTGGTTTGCTTCCCGACGCCCACCCGGACGCCGGAAATCGTCACGCAACCTTCTTGGCTCCGTGAGCGCCAGTCTCATGGTACGCCCACACGTAGCTCGTGAAGTACAGTTCGGCCACCGCGCACTCCGACGCATCGCTGGCGTGACCCTTCGCGTATGCAAGGGCCTTCACCATGTCCTCGATGCTGTCGTCAACCGCCTGCCCGATGAGCTTGCCCATGCCTCACGCGCATCTTTCCTCGTCTTCTCGTAGTATTCCGGCATTGTCGTGTTCCTTTCCGGCCGTTCGGCCTTTCTGCTTTTCGATACCACCTCGGCACACGCCTCGGTGAAGTCCTCACCACCCGCTCCCGGAGCCGTCGCCCCATCCTTCGTCGCTTCCGTCGCCCCAGCCCTCGCCGTTGCGCTCCGCCGCAATCCTGTCCGCCTCCTTCTTCCTCGCCTCCGCCATGCGCTCCGCAACCGAACCGGCCGGAATCTCCGGCTCCTCCGCCTCCGGCGTCTCGTATCTCGCGGACAAACCCTGCCACGCGAGCGCGTCAGCGATTACAATGTCGCCGTGCGCCGTCCGAGCACCGGACGGGTCCTGCGACGAAAGCGCGGCAGAATGTTCCACGCTCCCGTCCATCGTCATGACGAACTGGCGGCACTCCTTGACGGCCGCTGCGGAGCGGTTTACCATCTTCGCCTCAGCTATCGCGGAGCGGTACTGCTCCAGGAGCTCCGTCTTGACCTTTGGATTGAGCCAAAGGCCGTACTCCTGCACGACCTCCCGCGTCACCTTCTTCTCGTTGCGCCGCTGGAATATCCGCAGATAGCCGATCTCGATGACCTTCTGGACGAACACCTCGCCGGTCGGCCCGGACCTGTCAGGGATGAGAAGGGCGCCGTTGAAGAACCTGCACACAGCGACGGCGAACACCGCGAAGTCCGCCGGTAGTATCTTCGGGTTCGCGTACTCGGCAACCTTCTCGCTCGCCTCGATGTCGTACACCGCGAGGGTCGAATTGGACGCGCCAGTTCCCGCCGCAACGTCGGCGCCGACGACGAACTTCCTGTCGCGCGGAATCCTCGCGCCGCGTTCAAGCGCGATCCACAGCTTCAGCAACGCGCCGTTCACCGGCGAGAAGTCCCCTGGCTTCCCGGTCTCGCGGTCGTACCCGATCTCCCCCTCCAGCTCCGCGTCCCTGCAATACAGCTTCTCGTACCTGTCCAGCACGGCCTGGTCGAAGAAGTTGTAGTTCGACCCGGCATAGTCGATGTCGAGCTCCTGCGCGATCTGCATTGGCGACATGCCGCGCTTGCACTCGTTGTCGTACCACGGCGAGCGAACCTTGCCGTCCAATATGAACGGGTAAGCCTCCGGGAACGCGACGAGCTTTGAATAGGCCTCCGACTCGGCAAGCCCGCGGACCTTCACCTTCCCCCTGAAATCGCTCAACAGCTTCAGCACGAACTTGCCGGTCTTTGCGTCCTTCTCGGACGTGTACAGCCCCACGTTCTTCACCGGGTGCTGCGACCAGTGCATCGTGATTACCTCCGCCGAGCCCTTCTCCTTCGCGTCCTTCGCGACCTGTGCAAACGCGTTCGCATTACCCTGCGGCGTCGAGTTGAAGATGATGCAGTCCGCCGTCGAGCCCGTTGACGCCAGCGCCCTGAAGCCGTCGTCGAGCTCCACGGCCGCGAACTCGTCCATGAGCACGAACGTCCGCCTGTCGCCGCGCCCAACGTCGCCGGTCGTCGATTCGCCGTCGATCGTCGCCCCATTGTCCACGTTCTCAACGTGCATCGCCGTCCGCTCGAACCTCGGCGTCAGCCACGAGGGGCTGTTCGCGAGCGTGAAGTCCAGCTTCCAGAAGAGACTCTTCCTGTCGCCCCGCTTGTCAACGAACTCCGCCTTCCGGCTCACCATCAGCACGGACGAGTCCTTCACGAACCTAAAGAACCAGTCAGCCAAATAAATGTTCATCCACGACGCCCCGAGATCGCGGCTCTTCTCCACGACCACGTTGTGCCCGTCCTCCACCGCGTCCTTCAGCCGCAGAAGCGCATCGTCCTGGAACTTATACCCGACGAACGGCATCACCTTCGTCTTCAAACGCGGATTGAACGTGTAGCAGAACAAGTTGACGTAGAACAGGATGTTCCGCGCGCACTCCGCCCTTATCGCGTCCGCCGCGCCGGGAACGTGAGCCCCGTCCCACAGAAGCCGCTTCCGCAGCCCCATGTTCGCCCGCATGTCCTTCGGCACCGCGATCATCTTCCGCCCCCACCGATTTCGCCCCCGGAAACACGATCTTCGCCAGCCGCACCAAATCCATCGGAAGCAGAAGCGGAAAACGCCTCCGCCCTCGCCACCGCGTCGCACAGATCGTACTGCTTCACCCCGTCCCACTTCCCCTTGTCCGCGTCGTCCTCGTCGCTCCGACGCTTCACAACGTCGCTCGCGATGTTCAGCATGAACTTCACCTTGAACTCGGGACTCTCCCTGCACAGAACGAGGAAATTCCACGCCAGCTCACCGGGCGCGTCCTCCGGCCCGACATCCACAGTGAGGTTCTTCGCAACCCACAGCACCTCATCCGCCGCGCCCACCTTCGGCTTCCCAGCGAACACCGACGCGTCAACCAGCTTACGCCCTCCGTTCCGCACGCCATCACGCACGCCGCCGCGAACCGATCCAGAACCTTTCGCAGAATCAACGCCAACGCCAGCACCCGTATCACCTCCAGCATCACCGCACACTCCAGATGCAAACTCGGGGCAGAACTTCCGCAACGCTCCATCCAGCGCGTCCGCCGACCCAACACCCTCAACGTCCATCAGCCCCTTCCGATAGGCGCAGAAAGCACGCCAGCGGCCATCTGCCACCAGCTTCTCCTTCACCTCTGGACGCACTCTCGCCATTGCGCTTACAGTTTATCCACATCCTCAAAAAAAATGAATGTCCAAAAAGGCGCAAAACCGCGCAATCCTCGGCAATTCCGCAATCACGCCGCAACAACGCCGCCAACCAATTGCGATCATCCGCAAAAATATCGCAATTTTTCGCGGGTGACCACCCCTGCAAAAAGAGGGGCGGGGCCCGGGCAAAGTTTTTTTGTGGGTTTTATTTCTCGCGTCCGTACTCGCAAGGTACCATAGGGGGACCCAGCGGCAGAAGGGGCGGGGGTGTGGCAAACTTTTTTCGGTCGATCTCGTGCGCCTGGTTTCGGTCGTGCGCTGGTGTGCCTGGGCGTGCTCGCGTCCATCGTTCCCGCGGTGGGGCATGGCCTCGGACTGGTCGGTCGAACCGCTGGCGGCGTTACCATGCGAACGGATGGTATCGGGGTGGAATGGGTTTTTAAGGGGCTTTTGAGGGGTCCAGGCGGCCGGGAACAGTCGAGCGCAGGCCGTGAGCAGGCCATGAGGCAATCAAGGCGGACGGATGGACGGGCGGACGGGCGGACCGATTGCGTCCCGGTCGGCTGCCGGTCTGCCGGTCTGCCGGTCTATGATGGCAGGATCGCGGATTGTGACAGTTTCGCGGAAAGTGTCATAGTGACAAAACCGAGAAAAGTGTCACAAGTCGCGCGCGCGGGGTTATGGTCGCGAGAGTTTGAGCTAGCCCCGGGTCTAGGTATAATCCTAGGTATGATTCTAGGTGTGGTCTGCGCGGGGTCTGCGCGGGGTCGATCTGCGCATTGCGTTGGTGTGCATGGCGGCGCGATCTGTGTAAACTGCGAAAACGCGAAAATTGCAAAATGCGGTTGCTGGCGGTTGCGGGGGCACCAGGGGGTTATACGGGGGGAGTATTATATATACTCCCCCCTATAAATATAACCACACCTGTGCCCGTAGCAAGTTCGCGGTGAGAAAAATGTTAAAAAATTGTGTGAATATGTGCGTTTTATTAGTTTTTAACACGTGTCAACGCATATCAGCACGTGTTGACCCATGTTAACCTGTGTTGAAATGTGCGGAAATTTGCAGTTATGGCGGTATGTGCGAAAAGTGCGAAATTTGCAATTATAGCGCACGGGTGAAGATGTGGGCGAACGTGTGCGAACGTCTGCGAATGTGGGCGAACGTGTGCGGCGTGTGCGTTGTCCGTTCGCGGCCCGGCTCTGCGTTGGCTCTGTGGCGGCTCTGGGGCTATCCTCTAGGCGTCCGCTATCCTCCTGGCAATCCTCGCGGCTCCTGGCGTCGTGCGTCCGTTCTCGGCTGGCGTTCTCGGCTCTGCTCCTGGCGTGTGCGTTCTCGGCGTCTCTGTGCCGTCTCCAGGCGTTCGGCTGCGCGGCGCGGGTGAAAGGGCGTGGCGGGTGCGCGGCGGGCTTGTGGGGGCTTCTTTTTGCGTCTGGGCGCGTTCTGTGGCGTTGAGGTTCGCGGCGTTCTGCTGCGTGCTTTCCTGGGTTCGCGGCGTCTGGCTGCCGGTTCGCGGACCGTTGGCGGGTGTTCGTGGCGTTCTGCTGCGTTCGCGCAGGTGGTCAAAAATTGAGCGGCGATGGTCAAAAATTGAACACCGGGCGAAATGGCGCGGCGCGTTTGAGGATGTCCGCGAATGAGTGGAAATGCGGTATGCGCGGGAATGTGCGCGGATGGCGATTTTTGCGCATGAGAGGAGAAAATATTTTTGCGCGGTCTGTTTTTCTGGGCGTGAGAAGGGGCTTATATGTGCGAAAATGAGAAGTAGAATGTGCGAAAATGGGGCGAAATAAAAAAGTTTAAAAAAGTTGAAATCTGGGCTTGCGTTCCCGTGGCGAGTGTGGTATCATTATGCCGCTTCCCCGAAATGGGGCTTGCGAGTTCGAAGACGCAAGGCACATGTGCAAGCGTGATGTTTTTGGCGGCTGTGCGTCCGGGTGTAAAAACCCTCTTCGAAACGTGCGGCCGCCATTTTTCGCAAATGGAGTTCGAAGACCATGAGCAGCGAAAAGAAGACGGCGGGAGAGACCGCGAAGGGGCGCGCGCGTGGCGTGCCGTATTTCGAAGACGTGAACGCGGAAATGATCGCGTTTTTGCCTGATAGCGTGGTAATCCGCGGGGCGCTGTACTATCGCCTTGTTTGGACGTTCAAGGGGGAGGGAGAGACGCTTGCGCGCGTTGGCTATGGCTGGGTGCGTTCGTCGGCTGTGCCGTCCTGGGCCATGCCCGGGTGCGGCTCTGCGCGTCGCGGTTCGTTCGTCCTTGGCGGCGTCCACCGTCGAGGGCCCACGAGCACGAGCCGAAACGGCTGGGACCTGATGGTCGATAGTATTGAAGAGGGGAGGGCCGAATGATGGATAAAATCCTATATTTCGAGGGAGCGGGATGCGCTACGGCTGAAACAGTGAAATCCGGCGTTGGGAATTGCCGTATAAGGACGGCTTTCCATACGTCGGACGGCCGGCGCGTGTATCTTGAGATCCTGTCTAATGAGCGTGGAAAGCATAACGCGGACGGCTGGACGTGTCCCATTGATTTGGCGTGCTACGTGGATTTTGCGCATTACATCACGGGAAGCTCGGAAGACTGCAATAATGCACGGTTGCCGGTTGAGCGTAGAAACGCGCGCTCCGTCCCGTATACTCCAGATGGTATTTTGTCGATCGTCCGGGAGTGCGGCGGCGATTTTGACGCCGTGCGCGTGTTGCCTGATTTGGCCGGCTATCGTGTCTTTGCCGATTCGGGGAGCGGCGTGGAGAGCTACAATTACGGCGACAGGTTCACGCCTGATTGGGATGCGGTTGCAAAGCGGGAAGCGATAAAAACAGAATGCAATTTGCTGGAGTATGCCGCGCGCAAGCGCGACATTGAAAAGGGCACGCGCAAATGGGTTCACTCTCCTAGCGGGCGCATTTTCACGAATGGGAGCGTTTACGTCGATCCCGAACGTGCCAATATTCTGCATTGGCATTTGTGCGGCGGCGAGTCTGCCGGGGATCACGAGATCGACATAAACGCCGGGCGAACGGCTGCGGAGTGCATACGCGCGGCAATGTCATGGAATGCGGCGACATACGGCGATTTTTCCGCAGCGGTCTAAGGCGTGGAGGTGTTTCTATGATTGAGAAGATTGAAATTGTCGTTGTGGGCCTGTGGCTGCTCTGGCCCCTCGCGCTCGAGGTGTGGGACTATCTGAAAGGGGGTGCGAAATGAGCGATTGCGAACGGATTGAGGCGGCGCTTGGTCGCGAGCTTACGGCCTCGGAAATGTGCGCTTGTGGCGTTGCGCTGCTTTGCGGGCACACGGAAGCGCAAATTATCGCGGACCTTAAAGCGAAAGACGAAAAGGGCGGGAGGGCCGCGAAATGAGCACGCGCTTTCTCATTGCGAAAACAGCGGCGGCCGTGCGTGCGCATTGGGGCGTGCTCGGCCTGTGCGCGTCGTCGGTCGTGCCGTTCGCGGGGTGGGTTGCGGCGCGGCTGGGCGGCTTGGCGCTGCCTGGCGCGTCGTGCGTTCCCGTGGCGGCGTGCGCGGTCTGCGGCGTTGCTCTCTGCGCGTGTGAGCTGTCCGGGATCGCGGACGCCGTGCGCGAAATGGGCGGCGGCGATGGTGAGTAAACGAAACGGAAACGGAATCAATCAGAAACGGAGTAAAAGAAAATGGCTAAACAGTTTTACGGCATGGAAGCATTTGAGCTCCCGGGCGGTCGCGGCTGGTCGCTGCGGTATGTGTCCAAACATGGCGTGACTACTCATGCGTGGCTTGTGGCTGCGGATGATCGCGCGGTCGTGAAAGCGGCGAATGATTGTGATATTGGCGTGGGCCGTTTGGTATATGCCTACGGGCGCGTTATCGTCTTCTGAAAACCTAAACACAAACCACAAACAAAGAAGGAGAAAACCATGAGCAGCAATAATCAAGAGTTTGACATGATCTCGGAGGAGCACGCGCAGTACCTGGCGCGGATAGCGGCAATCCCGGCGGACCGTTTGGCGGAAATCAAGAGTGCGCAGGCGGAGCGCTCGCGGCGTTTTCACGCTGCGCGGCGGGTCCTGGAACGGCTGCGCGCGTGGCGCGTGGATTATGCGATCTATCCGCTAGAACGCTTAGAGGTTGTTGCAAATAGGGCGCGTGAAGCGGCGGACGCGAAAGCGGCGGCCGGTAAGAAGAGCGCATAAGCAAAAAGGGCGGGCGGCGTTCCTGGTGTGCGCGCGTGCCGGGGCGCCGTCCGTCCGCGAGCGAACGAAAGCGAATCAAAGCGAACGAAAGCGAGGGCTGAAAAAATGACTGCTGCGGAGTATGATACTATCCTCTGTCCGACGGATGCGGATTTCAAGGCGTTCACGCGGTCGCTCTTTGCGAGGGCCGCGGCGTTAAATCTGCGCCTGGTTTGCAAGTATCCGCATTTGTTCGGGAAGGAGTCGGGCGCGTATGGCGGCGAGCTGCCGCTTGCGTGATTGTTTTTCAAGTGTTCGCAAAAAGGGCGCGCTGGCGCCTGGAAGGAGTTGAGGAAATGAAACTAAATCTTGTTGCGTGTTATCTGCTGCCGAACGGGAAGCAGTTTTCGGCGGTCCATGTTGTCGATCGGACGAGCAATCTGATAAACCTAAACGAAATGACAAGCATGACGTTTCCCGGTGAATCGGGCGCCTTGCGTGTCTCTCCGTCCGTCCTTATGGCGTGTCCTTCAAAAAGGGCTGCGCGCGCCGTGGCCGATAATTGGAACGCGGAAGCGTGCAAGGGCGGCAAGTTGTGGCGTGGTGAATTGGTAGGGGAAAGCAAAAAGGAAAGCGAGGTTGCAAAATGACGTGGACGTGGTATATCGTGCAAACGGAACGCGGATATGTCCGCGGCGCTGCGCCGTCCGGCTGGCAGGATTGCGAGCGGGACGCGCGCAAGGCGGCGCGGATGTGTCTGGAAAAAGCGCGCCAGGTGTTCCGCCTGTTCGCCGGGATGCGGGATGCGCGGCGTGCGCAGTCTTCGCAGTTGTCGCGGACAAGTGGGACAAGCGGAAGCAAAGAGGGTGGAAACAAGTCAGACGGGCGCGCGTCGCGCTGCGCTCGCCGTTTTCCCCGGATCATCAAAGTTACTCTCAACACCAAAACCATAAAGGAGGGCTGAACCATGAAGCATAAATTCATCGTCGAAACGCACGTCGGCGTTTTCGAGACGTGGGCCGTTTCCGCAAAGAGGGCGATAGCGAACATCCGCTTCCGGCTGTTCGGCGGGCGCTGCGACGCGTCTACAGTCTACTGGCAAGCGCGTGAGGCGTAGCGCAATCAAGGCGTTACAATCTGTAACCGTTTTGGTAAACTGTAAAACTATGAACGCCATAATCTATACCAGATGGTCCCCGCGTCCTGACCGCGAAACAACGGAGTCGTGCGAATACCAGCGTCAACTCTGTGCGGAACACGCAAGCAAACAGAGCTGGCGCGTTTCCGCAGTCTTCGACGATCCAGACCGCTCAGGCGCGGACGGTTGCCGCGAGAAACTTGATGCCGCGATAAGCGCGCTCAAAAAGGGCGACGTGCTGCTCGTCTACAAGTGGGACCGCATTGCAAGGGACCTCATGCTCGCCTTGCAATACGAACGGCAGATAGAGCAGAAGGGCGCGCGCGTGGTCGCGCTCACGGGCGACGTTCCGGGTGACAATCCGCACGCGCAGTTTACTCGGCATATCCTAATGGCCGTTGCCGAACTTGAACGCAAGATGATCTCGGAGCGCACGCGAAACGCAATGCGGCAGCACCAGCGCAACGGGCGCCGCATGTCCGCTCCGAAGTGCATCCCATACGGATGGGCAATCGACCCGAACGACAGTAGGCGCATGGTAGCGAACGAGCGCGAACGCCGAATCATTGCGGAGATTGTCGAGAGCAGAAAGGGCGGGCTTTCCTACCGAGAGATAGCAGGTCTTTTGAACGGGGACCCGGATACGCAAGCACGCTGCGGGCATTGGAGTTGCAAGACGGTGCGCGCTGTTTATCTCCGTTCCGTGCGCGATAGCGTTTAGTCTGTTCTGCGCCTAGGCATTGGCCGCCGCGTCGATCGCGCGTTTGTACTCATCGAGGTGCGCCGCGTGGTCGTAGTGGCGGCTTGTTTCGTCCTGCGTGTGCCCGCATAATCTCTTGGCCGTTTCCATGTCCACGCCAGCGTCCGCAAGCCGGGATCTGAAAGTGTGTCGCCAGGAGTGGAACGTCCAGCCTTCGCCTATCCCGGCCGCGTTCAGGACCTCGCGGAAATTGAGCTGCTTGTAGGCGTGCGCGGACGGGTTGCCGTAGAGCTCGGCGTGCAGCGGGAACAGGTAGCCCGTGCGTTTCTCCGAATGGGTTTCAGACAGGGCGGCAAAAAGGGCGTCCGTTATCGGGAGGAGGACGGAAACGCCGTGGCGCGCCGTCTTGTTCGGCGTGGCGTTTATGGTCCGCCTCTCCATGTCGATCTGTTCCCATTTCATCGTGGCAATGTCGCCGTAGCGCAGGCCCGTGTGCCGTGAGACGACGCATGCGAGATACCAGCCCTTCCCCACGCGCTTCGCGGCGTCTAGCACGGCACGCTCCTGGTCGCGCGTGAACGCCTCCGTTCGTCCGCCGTCCGCAGCGCGCGGCATAAGTCCTTTCCACGGATCGCCAACTGATTGTGACACTTTCCCCAAAAGTGTCATAATAGTGGACAGCTCGGCAATGATGTTCGCGCGCGTCTTCGCCTTTATCGGCTGTGGATTGTCCTTGTTCTTCCCGCGCGCGTTTTTCTGCGTGGCAAGCCACGCCGCGAACGCGGCGGCAACGGGGCCGTCTATCTGCTCGACATATTCAATGGCGGGCCTGCTCTCCAGCCACTCCGTGAAGCGGTCCCAAACCTGGCGCCGGTGGCGCATGGTGCGTTCCGCGAGGTTGTCCATGCCGGTTGACTTCTGGATTTCCTGATAGCGCGCCCACGCGTCTTTGATCGGGATGCGTCCGGCGCTGCCGTCCGTCGGCGGAAAGAAGATGTCCAGGAGCTTTAAGGCATCCTCCCGGCCAGGGGCACGCCGTATAATCTGCATCTTCTCCGCGAATTCGCGCGCCTCTTTCTTGCTGGAGGTGTGGCAGGAGAAGCGGTAGACGGTGTAATTCCGCATGACTTTCACCCACCAAATATTACCTCTTTTGTACAGGTGCATTGCTTATTCTCCTCAGGAAAATTTTATTGGGCACAGTTTGTACACACTCAAAAACGGGAAAATGCGTTTCGCTCAATGTTTGCAGGGGTTTGGGAATGGGGCAAGAGACGGGGCACGATTGCACCGCTTGTTTGCGGTATGCCAGTAAACATTGGGGTTCGCGCACATTTCGCGGTGTGCTGGCGTTTTGTTTGTTCACGATTTTGTACGCAATCTTTTTCATGGCTTCCTGTCCTTTACCTCATAGGTGTTGAACCCTCGGATGTACCATGTCTTGCCTGTTATGTTGTCCGTCTTGTAAATCGCGCCGTTGCCTGCGTTCGTGATCGAGTATCGGAAGCGCATCGCGAGCAGAAGCAGCACGGCGACGGCGGCTAGTACAATGGATATTTGCCTCCGACGATCGTAAAACGCCGTGAGGATTTCGTCTATTCGCTTCTTCATCATGCGTCTCCGTTCTTCCTTCCTAGTCTTCCTCTCTCTTGCCTTCTGGAGTTTAAGTTGTCGCCTCTCTTCTTTCTCTTCTCGCTTGCCGAATAGCGCAATCCATTGCTCCGGGCTGTAAGTCTTGTTGCTCTCTCTGTCCACGTAGAGCTCACGGTCGCAGGCTGGACATGCAATCCGCGTCCCTCGCTTTTCGAGTGGGACGTTGAGTGTTCCTCCGCACGAAGGACATTGTATCCATTGGCGTTCAATGCTCATTCGTCGCCTCTCTTTGACTCCTCTTTCCTGCCTGCCTTCACATCGCTTTTTCTATTAGGCATGCCGAGCATTTTCAAGAGCTGCAAGTATTCAGTTGTCATGTCAAACCTGGGTACGAGCTTCCCAACGCTCTCGTTTGCGATCCGACTTTCGGACCGCATGGTTTCAAGAAGGCGAGCATATGCGCTTGTCTTTAGCCATGCACCATCCTTTTGCTCGCCTGGCAAGTTCGTTCCTATGGCTTTCAGTGCGAACTCAAGCCCCTCCATGCGTGCCCTTGCGAGAGCGAGGTCGTGTTTCGCGTTCGCCAATTCCTGCTTTAGAAGGGCGTTTTTGCGTTCCAGCTCGCATACCTGTTCCTCGCCACGGCCAGGTTGTGTAGCCTGGGTGTTGATTGATTGTCGGCTTACACGTTGTGGCGAGAGGCCGAGTAGCCAGTCCGCCGAAACGCCGCATTTCTCGCAAACGCAGTAAACGAAGTCGAGAGAGATTTTTCGTTCGCCGGACAGATAGCAGTAGACAGTCTGTTGTTTTTGCCCGATAAAACGCGCAAATTCAGACACATTCATGCCGTTTTGACATGATTTAATTTTTTCTAAAATTTTCTGCATTTGCGGTTGACTCCATTCTGCATTTGTAGTAAACTTATCCCGCTTGCCAAAACAGGACAACTACATGATAACAAAAAACAAAAGCGTAAACAAGATTGTAAACAAAGAAAAGAAAAAGCCTAACGCATAACGCGAAACGCAAAACGCATAACCCAACAACAAACGCAGAACCTCTAACGCAAACAGAAACTTCAAGTCAGCCAGCAAGAAAGGAATCAAAGATGCCCAATCAGAAAATGAAGATCGTCGAGCGCGCGCGGCCGGAGTCCTACTCCTGCACGATCGCCGTGCGCCTGAAGCCGTCCGAGAAGAAGATTGTTGCCGACTACGCCAAAGCGAACGGCGGGATCAACTTCGATACGGTCCTGCGCAGCGCGCTCGTCGCCGTCGGTATCTTGTCAGCGTGAGGGCGCCGTGCCGAACCAGAACCCACTCAAGCGCCTGTCGCTGCAAGACCTCGAAATCGTCTACCTCCACGTTGAGGCGCTACGGCGCCCCGACTTCTTGAAGGCGGTCGAGAGCGAGATCACGGAGCGGGTGCGCGGGGCCATCGTGGAATGGAAGCTGTACTGCCGCCAGCAGAAGCTCATGCAGTCAGACGCGCCCACGCAGGACCCAGCAACGCCGCCGCCACCGGCAGACGATGAGTGACAAAGGAACGCGAAACAACGAGCAGACAAACGAGCAGACCAATGAGCAGAACGACGCATAACACCATCGGCCCAAGGACATGGGCACACGCTGTCAAGCGCGTACCGCGCAGGGGTTGTATGTGTGTATACACATACACCCCGGTTGACACGTGTTGTCCCATCGCGCGGTGAGCGCCGCAATGCCACAAGCGAAAACCTCAAAGCAAGGAAGGACAAAGCCATGATCGTACCAGCAACGAAACGCCAGGCGGATTGCGCCGCCGACCCGTTCGCCCCGCCCAAGCAGCGGCACAAGCGCGAGCGCCGCAACCCGCCGCCCACGCCGCTGTGGGCGCGCCGCTCCGCGCTCATCGGCCCGGAGGGGCTCATCCAGATCAGCGAAACGGAGTTCTACAACATCCTCGCTACGGGCGCAATCCGCGCCCATTCGTCCGGCGACAGCCAGCAGGCTATGAACGTGTTTTGCGTCCAGGACCTGCTCGACTACATCGAGGCGCACGCCGTGCGTCGCGGTCCCGGCGGAACCATCGTGCCCGACGTGTCGCAGGCCGGGAGCGAGAGCACGTTCGAGGCCAACTCCGCGACCATCGGAGGATGAACATGACCGTCGCGTTTCTCACAGACAAGGACGTTGTGAACATCCTCCGCATTTCGCGGCGCACGCTCCAGGACGTGATGCGCAGCGGACCGAACGGCGCCTGCTCCGTGGATCTCCGGGCGTGCAAGCCCATCCGCGTAGGGACTGGCAAGCACCACAGCCAGCGCCGCTGGAGCGTGGGCGTGTTCGCGGAGGTCACCGGCATTACGCGTCAGGCAATCTGGGACGCGCTTTCGTGAATCAGGCAGGCTATCAACAATCAACAGGAAATCTACAATCCGTAGACAACAAACAAAAAGAAGGACAAACCAATGAGTGAAGAAATCATCAACCCCGAAGTCATGCCGGACGAGGACGCGACGGAAACGCGCGTGTCCATCGCCGGTGCGCTCACGGAGCAGATCGCGGACGTTGCGCAGTACGCCATGAAGCGCATTGCGGGCGCGGAGAACTGGCTTGCTCACAACGCGGTCACCGCCGTGAACGCGGACGAGGCGAAGAAAATCAGAACGTCCGTGAATTACGCCGAGAAAGACGCCGCCGACAAGCGCAAGGAAATCCAGAAGGCGGTTGCCGCGCTCCTGGCGGACGCGATCCAGCCGCTCGTGGACGCGGAGAAGAAGGCGAAGGGCCTGTCCGCGCAGTTCAAGGCGTCGATTGACGCGCTCCACCAGGTGCCGCGCTGCTTCGCGCCGCATTACGTCGAGATCGTGTGCGACCAGGACCAGTGGGCGAAGTTGACGAAAGCCATTGGCAAGGAGGTTGCGGACGGCGGCTCGTTCTCGGAGCTGGACCCGAAGTGGGTGCGCATCCCGAAGGAGCTTCGCGGCGGCAACGTGCCCGTGTGATTTCTGCTGACATCGGCAAACATCAAAGAAAGAAGGACAACATGGCTATCAAGGCAACGAAAGTGCAGGGCGCTCCGCCACCGGCGGACGGCGCGGCGCGTCCGAGGAAGCGCGGAAAGCGCGTCCTCATCTACGGCGAGGGCGGCGTGGGAAAGACCACGCTTGCGACGAAACTCAAAGGCAAGACGCTCTTCTTTGACCTGGAGGGTTCGCTTGACGATTTGTTTGACGAGCTTCCGCCGAACATCGTCAAGGTGGAGCCGCAGGACTGGGAAACCATGGAGCGCTACCTTTCGACGGAGAACGTGCTGAAGTATGACAACGTGGTTGTTGATTCACTCACTTCTCTTGAGACGATGTTCTGGCGCTACATCGCCACGCATTGTCGCAAGGCGAAGGAGGGCTACGGCATGGTGACGTTCTCCGACACGCCCATGCAGCCGCTCAAAGACGAAAAGGAGCTGGGCGGCGGCGGCGCTGATTCCGCGAAGTACGCCATGTGGACGCGCTTTGAGGGGCACATGAACTACCTCTCCGCCGAAGGGCTCAACTTCATCGACCTTTGCCATGACTGCGTGAAGGAGAAGGACGATCCGAGCGACGGCATCGACATCAAGCACCAGCCGCGATTGAACGACCCGAACAGCGGGAAGAATTCTATTCGCAGTCGCGCCGTTGAGGTTCACGGCGAGGTGTGGTTCATCAAGTGGGAGGTGCTGCGCAAGGACGAGCGCCATGTGGTGAAAACTGGACGGCGCATCGTGCTGGGCCAGCCGGACGAGGAACACGCCGCAGACTTCGTTGGCGTGTTGAGCAAGTCTAGGCGAGGCTTTAGCACGGCGTATCTGGACGAGTTCGACATCAATCATGTGCTTGGCTTCTGTGTTGAGCCTAAGATTGTGGTCGTGCAACCGCCATACGCGAACCTTGTTGCGCCGCCGCCCGAACCAGCGAACGCGGAACCCCCGCCGCCGAGCGAAGAGTAGTTTTCCACAAACCAAAACAAAAAGAAGGACAGTAGAAATGAGCAAGAAAGAAACAGCCGAGGCAACAGAAGCAATCCACATCGCACCGCCTAACATCAAGTACGGCGAGGTTTGGATTAAAGGAACCGCGCCGCTCGTCATCCATGCGTGGTCGAGGAAGGTGCAGAACGAGATCAAGGCGAAGCAGGAGGCCGGAAGCACGGCCAACAGCAAGCGCCACCGCGACGCAAAGAACTTCGAGGAGAAGTTCAACGAGGCGAGGCACATCAGTTTTGAGGGATGGGACGGGATTCCCGCTCCGGCGTTCCGCAACGCCTGCATCAGCGCGTGCCGTCTCGTCGGCTTCAAAATGACGATGGCGAAGTTGAGCATCTTCGTAGAGGCAGACGGGTTCGGACGCGATGATGGCCAGCCGCTCGTGAAGATCATCGGGAGTGCGCCGCGCCAGTTCGAGAGTATGGTGCGCCTTGCCAACGGCTCGTGCGACATTTCCGTGCGTCCGCAGTGGATTGAGTGGGGAGCGAAGCTCCGCATCCGCTACGATGCAGACCAGTTCACGGCATCGGACGTTGTGAACCTCGTAGCGCGCGCCGGATTGCAGGTCGGCATCTGTGAAGGGCGTCCGGGAAGTACGAACAGCAACGGCATGGGCTGGGGCACGTTCGAAATCAGCGACGAGAAGTCTGTCATGGCGCTTGAAAAGAAGGGAGCGAAGAAGTGACGCAGTTGGAGGCATTGAAGGAAATCGCAAAGCGGGACGGAGGGCTTCTCCGTCCCCAGGCGGTGGTGAACGCGGCGAGGCCGAAAGACTCTCCGCTTCACGGCGCGTTCTGCTGGAACAACACGGAGGCGGCGGAGAAGTACAGGCTCCTGCAAGCGCAGCAGCTCATCCGCTCGTTCCGCGTGACGGTCGAGGACAACGGCGCGAAGTACGACGCGCCCGTGTTCGTCGGCGTTTCCACCGACAGAGACGGGCGCAAGAGCGACAATCCGTATCGGCTTGCAGAGGACGTTGCGAAGAGCGCGGACTTGCAAGCGGTCGCGGAGAGCGACGCTATGGAGCAGTTGCGCGGCATCAAGGCGCGTTACGAACACTTGAAGCGGCTCGGAGACATCTGGGCGGCGATTGACGGACATGGAGGTGACGGGCGTAGTAAGGCGCGGCATGGAGCGGCAGGCATTGCATGACTCGGAAGCGATTGGCAAGGTTATGTACGGCGCGGCAGGCACGGGTTGCGTGGTGCGGCTCGGAAAGGCAAGGCTGAGTTCAGTTCTGCATGGCAGGTTCAGTCAGGATGTGACCGGCAAGGCGAGGCACGGTATGGCCGGCCCGGTCGAGTCCGGAGTGGATTGGCCTATTGGCGCATGGACCGGCTTGGCGAGGCACGGACCGGCTGGTGTGGATTGGAGAAGCATAGCAATGAAAGGCAAGGATTGGTCAAGTGCGGCAGGCGTAGCTTGTCAATGCTCGGATGTGTTCAGTAGTGTTCGGTTCCGTTCGGCTGGAACGGACAACGGCTAAATGGTACGCCGTGGAGGATTCAGCAAAAACAATTTAAACATCCTAGAAAGGAAAAAACAATGAACGAACAGACAACCGAAAAGAAGCAGTACCGCAACGCCCCTCTCGCGGACCGCGAATACTTCGCGAAACCGCGCTGGCACGACGTGGCGATAAACGAGAAGTCCGGGAACCTGTGCCTCACGGTCCTGTGGGACGTGTGCAGCGCGCAGGGCGTCGCGGGCAACTTCGACATGGAGAGCGGTGTTGAAACGCCCTTGCCAGAAGGGTATGATTCGTGGGAAGCCGCGAGCAAGACATACGTCATCGCGTTCGCTGACGAGGCGCAGAACCTCGCGAAGTGCCGCGGCAAGGATTTGGAGTTCATCAAGGACATCTGCCCGAAGACCTACAAGTCGATGAAGTCCATCCTGGAGTGGTGCCCTGACTGGGACGTGAAGCGCGCCCTGTGGTTCACCGACAACCGCGATCAGTTCTATTCCCTCATCGTCCGCGTCACCGTGGTTCACGAGGAGTGGAACGGCACGGTCCGGGCGAAGGTGAAGTGGACAAATCCGCGCGACCGCAAGGCGAAGGAGGTTGACACCACGGAGGTCCGCGGCAAGATCAAGTCCTCGTTCGGCGGGTTCTTCGACGTGACGGAGAGCGCGCCTGCGCCCAAGTCCGCGAAGGCCGCTACCGCCACCGCGCCTGCCGCGCCTTCAGCGCCCACGGCGCAGACCGAGAACGTGCCGCCACCGGCGCCTTCTGCGCAGTCTGCCGACGTTCCTCCGCCCGCCCCGCCCGCCCCGAAAAAGCTCACGAAGAGCGACGCATGGGTTGTCTACGTCAAGCGCTTTGGCGCGACCGACACCGCCAACTGGTTCAAGTGGATCAAGGAAACGGGCAAGAAGGAGAGCGAGTTCACCGGCGAGGACTGGGGCGCGCTCGCGGAGCGCATCGAGGAAGAGGGCTGGCCCTGTTGATTTCCGCGCGAAAGCGCATCCATGCACCGCCAAGAGCCCGTCCAAAGGCACGACCAAGCGAATAAATAGAAGCCCTCCACACGCGGACGCGACGAAAGAGGCGCGACGCGGAACGGCTAAAAGGTACGCCGTGGTCCTTCTTTAACCACGAAAGAAGGAGTTTCGACCATGAAAAACCCAATAAAGACCGTTGACCCCCACGGCTGCCTTCTCGGCACGCAGAAACTGCGAATCGACAACGCGCTGATGCGGCGAAAGCTGGCAAACGCGTATGCGGCGGTGTTCACGCTGGGCGTCGTTTGCGCGGCGCTGGCTGGGCTCGTCGTTGCGCTTGCGATTATGAAGTGAGGTGCGGCATGAGCGACAATGGCAACTACTACGCGCAGATGCACCACGCGGCCGTGGAGGCGGCGGAGCCATACGACATCGAGGAAGAGGCGAAGCGCGACCCGTTCGTGGCCGCCCACATCGCTCGGTGCGACGCGGAGCGCGAGAGAATCAAACACATGAACGAAATGGAGGTGGAAGATGGCGAATAAGAAGTTTGAGTTCACGGGCGAAACGAAGACCGTTTGCGGCGTGACGCTGCATAGAATCCGCGCAATCGTTGACATCGCGTATGCGAAAGCTGGAGAAATCGGCGGTTGGATTGAAAGCGAAAGAAACCTGTCCGAGTACGGCAACGCGTGGGTGTCCGGCAACGCGGAGGTGTACGGCGACGCGTGGGTGTCCGGCGACGCGCGGGTGTACGGCAACGCGTGGGTGTCCGGCAACGCGCGGGTGTACGGCGACGCGGAGGTGTACGGCAACGCGTGGGTGTACGGCAACGCGCGGGTGTACGGCAACGCGCGGGTGTACGGCGACGCGGAGGTGTACGGCAACGCGGAGGTGTACGGCAACGCGCGGGTGTACGGCGACGCGGAGGTGTACGGCAACGCGTGGGTGTACGGCAACGCGTGGGTGTCCGGCGACGCGCGGGTGTCCGGCGACGCGCGGGTGTCCGGCGACGCGCGGGTGTACGGCGACGCGGAGGTGTGCGGCAACGCGGACTATATCGTGTTCAAAAACTGCTGGAGCTCAATGAGGTGGTTCACGTACACCCGCTCAAACAAAATGTGGAAAGTCGGGTGCTTCCACGGCACTGGCGAGGAGCTCGTGAAGAAGGCTTATGCAGACAGCGAGAAGTCTGGCCGATGCTATGAGGCGATCGTCCGCGCAGTAGAGGCCATTGAAGACGCGATGAACGAAAAGAAGGAGGACTAACCATGAACATGATTCACGAAGGATGCACCGCGCCCGACGAGCCCGATTTCCGGGACGAGCGGAGGGAGGCGGAGGAGGCGCGGCGGCCGCCACGCTGACGGCGTGCGTGACTTACAAGTGAAGGAGGCGAATGACAATGGCAAACTGCTACACCCTCAAACTTCGCCACACGGGTTCGTCAAATCACGGACGCGGAGGAGAGGGCGCAATGATAACGGAGAACCTATCATGCACGATTTCGACACTACAAGACCAGACACTATTTCAGACGGGGGGGGGCAATGAATAATGAACCGAAAACTGCGCGAGGACTGACCTACGCGACAGTCTGCTCCGGCATTGAGTGCATGAGCGTCGCGTGTCGCGGACTGCCGCTGCGCCCCGTGTTCTTCTCGGAGATTGAGCCGTTCCCGTGCGCGGTGCTGAAAGCGCATTATCCAAATGTCCCGAACCTCGGTGACATGAGCAAGATTCAGGTGTCTGAAAACGGATTGGAGATAACGAATGGAACAGTTAGAGTTGTTCTCGATGAGCGATTGGGCATCCTCGCTGGAGGAACGCCCTGCCAGGATGTCAGCGTCGCGGGAAAGCGCGCAGGGATGCAAGAGGGAAGCGGGACGCGAAGTTCGCTCGCCTTCGACTTCGTGCGCCTTGCCCGTGAACTGCGACCCAGATTCGTGCTATGGGAGAACGTGGCGGGAAGTATTGATTCCAAGAACGCCCCCGACTTCCTCCGGTTCGTCTCTGCGCTTGGGGACTGCGGGTATTCTCTTGCGTGGCGGGTGCTGGACGCGCAGTATGTGCGAGTGGACGGGATGGAGCGTGCCGTCCCGCAGAGACGGAGGCGTGTGTGGGTTGTCGGATGTCTTGGAGCAGATGAATCCCTCGCTGCGCAGATACTTTTTGAGCCAGACTGCGTTGCGGGGCATACTCCGCCGCGCAGACGCGCGGGGCAAGGCTTTGCCTACTCTCTTGCGGGACGCGATAGAGTGGATGCTCAAATGGTGGGAGAGCCAGCCGGATGCGGGAGTTTCGACCCCTTTGCGAACGGAACAATCCCCGGCGGAGGAATGACGGAATCCGTTGCGCAGTCACTTGTGAACGGAGATTGTCCAGGCCATCATAACTGCATCGCCCTCGACGGAGACAAGCTCAAACCCCGCGAGGACCAGCGCAAGGGCGGCAACGGGTTTGGAATAAACGAGGAGGGCGCGGGCTACGATGATAGGGTGACGGACACCGGAACGAGCGTTGTGCATACCCACGGTCTTGACGGCTACAACAAGTCGCTCACGGGCGAGGTATCACCGACAGTCACGGCGAAGCGGAGCGACCTCCACCATGTTCCGGGCGTGGTCAGCATGGCGCAGAACACGCGCGACGAGGTGCGCATCGTCGGCGGCGACGGGCAGATAGCGGGCGCGCTGCCAGCCGAGCCGGGGATGAAGCAACAGAAATACGTTGTCTCCACCAACTCCAACGGCGAGGACGTTGCCGCGACCCTGACGCGCGACCTCGCCAAGCAGACCGGCGCGCAACAACAGAACGGGGGGGTACATCCTCACTCGCCACGCGGATTCGCCCTTGACCGATTCGGGCAGTACGGAGACAGGGAGATAGCAAGCGCGATGAAGATGAGAGACTACAAAGACCACACCGACCTCGTGGTCCACGAGAAGGAAGGAGCGGAAGGTGAATGAGCGCATATGGAATAAACCCGTGGGAGAGCGGAATGATGATTGCAACTAATCCACCAACAAAAGAATGCAGTAAGCCGTTGCGCAAATCACCTGGAGGTGAAAACGGAATAATCGAGGTGACGGCGAGCAGCGATGGGATAGTGACTCTAAAAGGAGTGTCTACCCCTTACGGACGCCCGAATTTTTACAGACATCAAAATGTAGGCAAGAAAACGAATAATGTAGGTGAGTTGATTGATTTTGCGCTAAATGAAATGCGCTACATCGTGCGCCGATTGACGCCGAAGGAGTGTGAGCGGCTTATGGGCCTTCCCGACGGCTACACAATCCCCACCGGGCTCGACGCGAACGACCCCGCCCTCGTCGCGGAGTTCCAGCGCATACACGACACGTTCGGCGCGATCATGGCGGAGTACGAACACAAGCCCGCGCCCAAGCCGAAGTCCGCGAACCAAGTCCGCGCGTGGCTGGAGAAAATCACGAACCCAGAAACCTGCCCCGATTCGCCGCGCTACAAGGCGTGCGGAAACGGCTGGGCGACGAATCAGCCGCGATGGATTCTAACCAGCCTGCTTTCTGCAATCGGCATCGACCCGTTCACAGGAGAGGAACATGGAACAGAGAAAAAGGCATTTCAAAGTCTTCACCCGCACGCATGGCACGCAGTCAGTATCTGCGCAGACCGCGCGGCACGCCGTCGCCGCTATCGTGGCGCGCCTGGGACTTGACGAGAAGGAAACTGCGCAAGTAGTTCGCTGGGCCGTCACGGAGGAACGCAAATGAGAGGCAAAACCCGACCATGCTCCGCCTGCCCCTTCTGGCGCGACTGCGACTGCACCGTGCGCGGCGTCCGCCGCATGGCAACAGCGCCGTCATGCGCGATCGGGCGCAAGGAAATGCACCGCAGGGACGCACGCGAGCGAGCACGGCGCGTGAGGGCCGATGAGAAGAAAGGAAGGAACGAAAAATGAGCGAGACTAAGCGCTGCCGCCGCTGCGGACGGACATTCGAGGAGAAGCCAATGCCCAAAACCTCCGCGTCCGCGTCAAACGAAGCCTACATCGACCACCGCTTCTGCCCGTCCTGCACATGGCAGATGAAGCGCGCCGCGCGCCTGTGCGACCCCAGGTACGCAGGCGTCGGAGGGCACGGGGCAATCACCGCAGGGGCCTGCATTTCAAAGTGGAGGTACGGATAATATGGAAATCGGTATCGGCATAGACATTCCACCGCCACCGCCGCCTGCGGACGACGAGCCGCTTGTGAAGCAGGCGCCGACGCGCACCTACGCGCGCTACTGCAAGGACTGCCCGCCGTCCACGATCAAGTTCTGCCAGCTCCAGTTCGGCAACTACTGGACGGACAAATCCGGCGGAGGGCAGGGATGCAACTACCCGCTGACGTGGCATGACCCGAAGTGACATGCCGAAAGGAGAACGTTTCATGGCAGACTACGAAAAACAAAGGCTCACGGACGAAGAAGAAGACCGCGTGCACGCATCCATCGCCGCCTTTTCGTCCGCGTTCCTCGATTCAAAGGGAAGGCTGCGGAGGGAGGACGAAGCCGCGCTTGAGGCCGCGCTGAAAGGCGTGATGCAAATTGCCAAGGCGACGCGGCGCCGTCCGCAGAAATCCATCCTCGACTTCGCCCGGGACCTCCTCGGCGCGAACGTCCTCATCGGGAAGCGGTGGGGCGTGCGCGGGACCGTGGTTATGATCGTCTCATCGACCGGCACGGGCAAATCGGTTGTCCAAACGCAAATGGCAATCTCGTTCGCCCTCGGTATGCCGTGCTGCGGGATGCGCCCGACGCGTCCGTTCCGCTCCTGGATAATCCAATCGGAAGATGATGATGATAGAATCGCCATCGACCGCGACGACATCATAGCCGAAATGTCCGAAATCCACACCTCGGTTGACTTCACCAACGCCGCGACCCTCGGCGTGCTGGAGCGTGGCGTCCGCTTCCTGGACTTCACTTCCTATACCGGCGCGAAGTTCCTTGCGGAGCTGGAGCGCGAACTTGCTCTCACGCCGGAGGAGGAGCGCCCTGCCGCCGTGTTCATAAACCCGATGAACGCATACTTCGGCGGGTCCCTCAAGGAAGGCGCGGACTGCTCCGCGTTCTTCAAGGGCGGACAAATCCAGGGGAAGGACACGGACGGGCTGGAGGCGATTGCGAAGCGGTACAACGTGCTGGTGATCATCTTCGGGCACACGCCGAAGCCGCCCATGCCGAAGGAGCTGAAGGACTGGGTGAACGACCCGAACATCGCGTACAAGATGTGCGGCGCGTCTGAAATCGCTGACGCCGTGCGCTCCATCCTCGTGTTCCTTCCGTGCCCGGACGAGCAGGGGCTTTTCGTGTTCAACGCCGGGAAGAACGGCTACTCCCTCGGATGGACGGACGCGAGCGGAAACACCACGACGAAGGCTTACTTTCGCTGGGCAACGTCCGGCAAGCACTTCTGGGAGGAGGTGCCGAAGGAGGAGTGGCCCGTCACGCAGGGCGAGGTCGCGCAGAAGGGCGAGCTGGAAGCGGATATCGCGGTGGTGCTGGCGCACATGGACGCGCCGGGGTTGAACAGAACGAAAGCAGAAGCAAATGCGAAGGAGTGGGGCATGGGCAGGAACAGGGCGCGCAAGGCGTTCTACGCCATCGTGCGCAACCGCGCGAAGTACGGCGTGGTGACGAACATCGTCCACAACGAGCACGGCCAGGCGGTCACGCTCTATTGCAAGGTCCAGCAGTCCGCCGCGCAGGTTGCGAACGCGCAAACGCAGCCGGAACCCGAAATCCTCACGGACGAGATTCAGATTTAGCAGACAAGGAGCGGACATGAACAAATCCTATAACATGAACATCGACACGGGAGAAAAGACGTGGCTCACGCCGCCGCACATCATTGAAGCCCTCGGCCCGTTCGACCTCGATCCGTGCTGTCCGCCGACGATGCCGTGGCGAACGGCCGCGCAGATGGTGCATTGGCCGAATGACGGCCTAAAGGTTGACTGGACGGGCAAGCGCGTGTGGTGCAATCCGCCATACGGACGCGAGGCCGTGCCGTTTCTGCGCAAAATGGCGGAAAACAAAGACGGGGGGGTATTTTGTTGTATTTTGCACGCACGGACTCGTCCATGTGGCACGACCTCATCTTTCCGCACGCACACGGCATACTCCTCCTCCGCGGACGCATCAGGTTCTGCCGCCCCGACGGAACGCCAGCAAACACGGCTTGCGCGCCGTCTGCGCTCGTCGCGTACTCGGAACGAGACTTTATCCGTCTGCGCGAGAGCGGGCTTAGAGGGGCGTTTTTGAGCGTTCTGTGACATGGCCTAAAGGAAAAGCGCAAATGGACATCTCCAACCTCTCCGCCCTGACGATCATCGAGGACACCCGCGAGCAGACGCCGCTGGACTTCTCCGCGTTCCCGTTCGTGACCGTGGAGCGCGGCACCCTCAAAAGTGGTGACTACTCTATCAAAGGGTGGGAGTCGCAGTTTGCCATAGAGCGAAAATCCCTCGCAGACCTCATCGGCACCATCACGCACGGACACGAACGCTTTGAGCGCGAACTGCAACGCCTCATGTCATTCCAGTACGCCGCCGTGGTCGTTGAAGCCCCGGAAATGGATTTGCGGACGGGCAAGTACCGTTCCATGCTCCTGCCGCGCGCCGCGGTCGGCATGATAACGGCGTTTGAGGTGCGCTACCGCATACCCTTCCACTTCTGCGGGACGCGCACGATGTCCGCGCAGCGCATCTACGAGCTCTCCTACTACTTCCAGCGCGAAATGATGAAGGACGTGCCGCCGCCACCGCCTGCGGTGCGCGAGGTCAGGGAGAAGGCGAAGCGCGAGAAGGGGATTACCTCTCGCCGCCGCGCTTCTCCGCAATCTCCAGGAAACGAGCCTGCAATTTCAGACGACGAGCCTTCCACGCCTCCACCTGCTCTTGCGTAGGCGGCGTTTTGCGCTCCGTCCAATGCCCGTTCTTCCCGGACTTCACCTTGCCTGCCTCGTAATTCTGCAACTCGTCGATGCTGGAGATTATCTTGTTTAGGTCCTTGTCCGCAGCCCACGGATGCTCCTTGACGAAATCGCGCCTCTGCTCCGGCGTCCACTTGCCCGTCATGGCGAGAAGGTGTTTCCTGTCGCGGTTGTACGCGTCCATCGCCTCGTAGTAGCGGCTCGTGTTGCCGTCAAGCGGACGCACGAAATCGCGCTTCAGGGGCGTGTTGCGCGGGTCGAGCGAGGACAGCTCGCCTTTCATGATCGCCTCACCGAAGCTGTACGCCGTCGAAATGTCGCGCAGGAGGTTCTTGCCGTAACCTTCCGCGAGGTGCTGTATCGCCTCCGGCGCCACGTCGAGCCAGCCCTGGCTCCCGGCGTCGCCGCCCGTCCTCTCGTTCAGCCATTCAGCGGCGCCCTTCGCCCATTCAGGCGTGTGCGCCTTCGCGTTGTGCGCGTTTGGCGCGTATTTGTCGAACTTGCGGCGGAAGATCGGGTCGCCCTTGAAGTCGATGTCGGCCAGCAGTTCCGCAATCGGCTGGAGCGCGGACGGCACGATGCCGGACACGAACGCGGACTTGAGGTCACCGACGCCTCCGCCTTCCTTCGCGTCGAGGTTGATTTGCCCAAGCGGAAGGTAGTTGTACGCCAGCTCCGCGGCGGACACGCCAAGGTTCTTCGCAACGTCCGCGCCTTTCAGTTCGCCACAGATCCACCGCCCCATGCAGTTGCCCGCGTAGGTGATGAGCGAGAAGGGGGATTCATGCTGCGCGACGCGATACACCTTGTCGCCCGTTCGGAGATAGAAAAGCGACGTGCGGCGGTCGTATTCGCTCACGTCCTTGCCCGTGGCTTCGCCAGTCTTCTCGCGGTCCTTGTCGTCTCCGCGGTTCATGGCGTATTCGACGAACGCCTGCGCCAGACCGTTCGCGAAGAACGCACTGGCCGTGCCAAGCGCGGCGCGCTTCACGTTCTTGCTCCTGGCGAGCGCGGCCGTCGCGCGGGCAGTCGCGCCCAGCATGGAATTGGAGAACATGCGCAGGAGGTTCGTCGCCGGAGTCAGGTCGCCCTTGCGGTTGAAGTCAACCGTCACGCGCCGCGAGAAAAGGGCGGCCTCCGCATCGGACTTGCCGCTCTGCACCTCCGTCGCGAACGCGCCGACGCGGGACGCCATTTCCGCGTACTCGTTCAGATAGCCGACGGAGTTCCAGATGTGCCGAACGACGGCGCGCGTCTTCGATTTCCCGCTTTTTATCTCCTTTTCAATAGCCTTCTGGTCGAGCCGTTCCTTGATTCCGTGGATCGCCTCGGCCTTCACGCCTCCTGCGATGAGCCCGCCAGCCTTGATGTAGCGGTCCAGAATGTCGCCGCCCTTTGTGGACGTATCAATCTTCCCCGTGGTGATATACTTACCAAGGGCTGCGCCGAGTGTATCGCCGTCAATTCCGAGCTTGCGTCCCGTGAGGACGTTTGCGACGTTCTTCAAGGTCTCTGCGCGCAGTTTCGCGTACTGCAAAAGCCACTTCCCGCCCTCCTTGAAACCGCGTTCCGAGAAGACGATGTTCGCGATTTCGATGTTGTCCTTTATGGTGTTCCGCAGCGCGAACGTCGGGGAGAGGCGCGTCGCGGTGCCCGCCGAGAGAAGGGCGAAGTTGCGATAGGAGAACTTCTTGCCGAACACGGAGAAGCCCTTGTCCGCCCACTTCGTGCCGACGGTGTTGCGCCCCGTGAACGCATTGGCGATTGCCGCGCCGCGCGTTCCGTTCAGACGTATCGCATACGAGCGCCCGTCTTCCTTGAACACCACCACGTTCGGATCGTCCTTCTCGGGGTTTACCTTCGCGTCCCTGTCGAGCAATTCCACCTTGCCGAGCTCCGGGTTCGTCTTGACGAACTTCGCCAGCTTCTGCCGGACGGCGTTCTCGATCGCGCGGTGCTTCGCGCTCTGGTGGTCCATGAAGATGTGGGCGATAATGTCGCCTGCCGCGCTCTTGCGCCCCTTTGCCATGCGCTGCTCGGGCGCCGCGTAGTTGCGCGACGCGCCGCGTCCTGCCCACTCGCCGCTTTCGGGATCGTACTCGTTCTTGAACGGGATGTAGTTCGGCTCCTCATTTCTCCAAGCCTCGGCGTCCTCGTGGCTGATGAGCCCGGCGTCCTCCTGCACCTTCAACGTCTCGTCGATGATCTCGCGGAGCTTCTTGTAGGCGTCGGCAAACTCCTTCGCCATCGGTCCGTGCTCAATCTCCGCGAGCATCATGCGGGCCTCGCGCGGGTCGATGTGCGAGCCGTTCGTAGAGCGGTAGTTGGCTATCGCGTCTGCAATCTCCGAGGCGGACTTCCCCTTCCGCTTCATGTCCGCCGTCATGTTCGCGATGTTCCTTGCGTCGATTTTCGCGTCGCGTCCGGCCGCCGCCTTGTACGCGGCGTAGGATTCGAGGTCGTCGCGGCTTATGCCCGTCTTGTGAAGCGTCTCGGACAGGTCGCGCAGCTTGCCCTGGAGCTCGATGTTCGCCGCCTCCTTCAATCCGTGCTTCAAGGCGTTCGCAACCTCAACAGAATCGTCTGCGGAAATCTTCTGTCCCTTCTTCTCCACGGCCTCGCGCTCGGCGTCGCGGATCGCGGCGTTCTGGTCGTAAAACTTCCGGCGCGCCGCCTGGAACTTCGTCTCTTCCGTGGAGAGCTCCGCGGACTGCGGCCCCTTGATTTCGCCCAGCGTCTTTCCTCCCGCAAACTCCTTCGCAAGAAACTCCACGAACTGGTCGCGCGTCATGCCGTCGATGGCGGATAGGTCAACGCGGTTCTTGCCGTGCCGCGAGAGGTAGTCCTTGTACATCTCCTTCACGGCGTAGAGTCCCTTCGCGAACCACTTGCGCCCGGAATCCGTCTGCAAGGCGTCCTCAAGCGCCTTTCCGCCCTTGCCCATCGTGAACCACGCGCCGAACTCGTTGCGAAGCACGTCGGCAGGAGGCGCCTTCGTGCCCTTCGTGTAGAGCTTGAGCACCATCCGCTTCAATGCTGGCGGCACGTTCCTCTCCACGTCGTGTATCATGTCCAGCCACTTCTTCGCCTGCACGTTGCCCTTTGCGGCGAGGTCTGAAATGTAGTCGCGGGTGCCGTGCCACATGATTTCGTGCGCAACGGTCTTCGGGTCCGCCCCTGGGAGCAGGTGGACTTCCTTTGATTGCGGGTCGAACCAGCCGATGGTGCTTCCGGAGGTGTCGCGGAGATACTGGACTTCGCCAGTTTTTACAACATTGAACCCTTCCTTGATAAGCGCCTCTCTCATAGCAGGGGAAACCCTAGAGTCTGGGATTTCAAGCCGCAATCCCATCTCTCCCCATTTTTCCTTCAAGATTCTAGCCGCTTCCGCCTCTGGCAGTATGCGCTCCATCTTTAGATGCTGCGTGAGGAACACCTTGCGCTTCATGTCCTTTGGAAGCTGGTTGTCAACCGCGCCGCCTTTCCATTCGTGCGCGCCAACCGCAAGTCCAGCCTTGTCAGCGCGGTAGCCGCTTTCAAGGTCGCTTTTCAATATCCTGCCAACTGCAATCTTCCAGTCGGGCCGCTTCCACGCAGAAGTGAACTGGTCGTTCAGCGGAGTGTCGGAGCTGTGCATGTACGGATCGTACACAACATTGTCCGTGCTTCCAGTACCTTTCGCCTTCTTGAGATCGAAGAACCACTTATCCGCACCAAGCATTTCAGGCGGATACCTGCCGTCCCTCACGTCCTTTTCGGTGACTTTCTTCCATGTGCCGTCCTTGTTTTTGATGCGATGCGCAAGGTCGGGGCGCTCCTCTGCCTTGATTACGACTGCCCCGCCGTTGGCAGAGCGTATGTTGCCTTCCTTGTCAACATATCCCTCTGCTGGCCTGTCTGCTATCTTGCCGCTTGCATCTTGGACGCGCGTAGACTGCGGGGGACGAACCTCTCCCTTGTCGTTCACCTGTACGGCACGATAGACCGTTACGGTCCCATCTCCGTTATCAAATGCCTTGATTATCCCCTCGTCGTCAACCAACTGGTCAATCACGTGCTGTCCGCGCTTTATCTTCTCGCCGTACTTGTGCGCGACGATCTTCATGTCCGGGAACCACCGCTTCGCCTTCTTTGCGGACTGTCTCGTTAGCTCCTCGTCGTATTCGCGCACGGCGTCTGGAAGCACCTTGCCGTCCGTGACGGTGCGCCCGTTCTTGTTCGCCCACGCAATCACCTTCGGGTCGCTCCGACGCTTCGGGTCAAGCCTCTGGAGGTCCACGCGCTCGATGATCTCCTGCTCGGGCGTCTTAGGCTTCGGTGCCGTTCCCGCCTCCGTCGAGATTTCCATACCGTCGGGGTTCTTTCCGTAAAGCACATCGCCGGTCACGGGGTCGATGAGCGTTTCGCCGCCGTTGTCTGTCGGCTCGGTGTAGTTCGGCGGGCGTTCCGCCGCCTCAACCTCGCTACGAGCAAACCCATCGTCAGGCGTCTCGCCCCTCTGCAACGCCTCCAAATCGCGCTCCATCGCGAGGTAATCGTCCGAATACTCGCTTCCGCCCTGCTCCAAGAAGTCCTCAATTTCCCACTTCTTGCGGAGCGCCGCGAGGTCGGTTTCATTCGCCTTGCCGCTCTTGATCTTCTTCTGGAGCGCCTTTTCCTCCTTCGCTCGCGCGGCGTTGCGCTGGACGCGGCCTTTCCACGCGTCGTAGTTCTTCCTGTCAGCGAAAACGTCGTTCTCCACGTCCGCCCATGTGCGCGTTGAGCCCGTGTCCGCGCCGTCGCGCGCGCCTTCCGCCATGCTCTTTCCGCTTCCCATCATGTCCTGGCGCGAATACGGCGCGTCGGGGTTGCCTCCGATCTCCAGCTCCCTGCCGAAGTAGGGGCGCAACTCCACCGGGACGCCGCCATTGAACTGCCCCTTGAACTCCAGCTTCCCGCCCTTGGTGAGCCGCAGTTCGCGCCCGTTCAGCAATTCCTTGATGCGCTCCGTGGCGGAGTCGCCGCCTTTCAGCACAACTTTCCCGCCGTTCGCAACCGTCGCGTCTACGTCCACTGGAATCTTGTAGATGCGTCCGCCGTTCTCGTGGTGCCAGCGCACGGCGCCCGTGGACCCGCTTTCGGAATCGGAGTCGTAGGACTCGTGCGACGTGAGCGAAAAGCCCGATTTCGGCTTCACCTTCGGCGGTTCGGCGGGTTTCGCGCCGCCAGACGGCGATTTCCCGCCCTGTGGCGCGTCCGCGCTCTTCGGGGGCGTGATTGTGCCTTCCGCCGTCGGCGCGCTCTTAGGGGCGTTTTTGGCGGTTTTCTGCGCATTGGTCACGTCGCGCGCAAAAAGCCCCTTTGCGGCGTCCTTCACCTCGTCCGGCAGTTCGACCCTCGACGTGGCCAGGTACTTGTCCAGCCACTTGTCGAAAGGAAGTTTCGTCTTCGCGGACCGCTTCTGCTTCTCGTACTCCTTGATCGCCTTCTCCGCCCTCGCTCTCACGGCGTCGTCCGCCGCAAACGCGGCCTTGATGTCCGCCTCGCGCTCGGCGTGCGCGGCCTCCACCGCCTTCTGCTCGGCGGTCTTGTTTATGTCAATCCGTATCGGCGTCTTTCCGTTCGTCTGGACCGGAGCCTCCTTCGGGACCTCCACGCGCATCGTCTTCCCGCGGTTCGCCAGCCAGTCGTCGAACGTCTGCTTCGTCTTCCCGGAGCTGTACTCCTCGTTGTACTCGTTGAAAGCCGCAAGCTCCGCGTCCGGCGCCAGCCCGCGCTCAAACTCCTCCGCGACGCGCTTCTTCGCCGCGTCGGGCGTTTCCAGCTTCATGTTCGGGTCAAGGTCGTTCTGCGCGACAAACTTGTTCCAGTTCTTCGCGTTGTTCTTCTTGCCGTTCTTCTTTAGCCACGCGGAGTATTCCGGCCATGCGTCAAGACGCGCCTTGAGCGGGTTCTCGGCCTGCTGTTCGGCCTCGGAGCCAGCGGCCTTCGCCTCCTCGACGGCGGCATTGGGCTTCGCCTCATCCGCGGCCTTCCCGCGCGCGGCTTCCGCGATGGCGGCCTCCTGCTCCGCCTGCGCCTTGCGGTACTCCTCCTCGGCGCGCGCCTTCTCCGCCGCCTCCTCTGACTTGCGGGTGCGCTTCTCCTCGCGTGCGGCCTTGTTCTCGATGCGGCTTTCAATGCTCCGAACGGCCTTTTCGCGGCGCTCCTCCAGCGCATCTTTCCGCTCGGCCATGTCCTGCTCGTGGATCTGACGCGCCCCCGCTTCCGCCGCCTCCCTACTCTCGGCCTGCTCGCGTCCCTCGCGCAACCGCTTCCGCAATTCCTTTAATGCCGCCTGCCGGTTCTCCGTACCCGCCTTGCCCTCGATGAACGAAAGGGTGTCGGATATGGACTTCTCGGAAAGACGCGGCGACGCCACGATGTTATAGATGTTCTGCACGTCCGCGTCGGACAACCCGCGCGCCGCCTCCTCACCGATGGTGCTTTCAATGACGGCACGCTGCGCCTTGACCGCGCCAGCGGCCTCGCGCCCCTCTTTCGTAAGCAACTGCTTACCTTTGCCCATTCCCTTCATCAGAAGGTGCGCAGGAAGCATCATCAGCATCTTCTTCGCATTGCCGGGAACGGAAATGAAGTCCTGGAACCAGTCGCTAAACGCCTTTTTCTCCTCTCCGTCGGCCTTGCCCATGCCCACCACGTCGTTCACAAGCTCCGTAAGGCCGGATTTCGCGTTCATTTCCAGTATCTGCCCAGCGTTCCGCGCAATGACGTTGCCGCCGAGCCTGCTCCGCGCAATCGCCTGTCCCGCGCTCTTGAGCGCGCCGCCGACGCCGGGAAGCGCCTCAATGACCTTGCCGAGCTTGTTCCAGATAAAATACTCGCCGCCGACGCTCGCGGCGGACTTCGCAAGCGCCGTTCCCTCGCCGTCGCCTTTCTCCATGAGGCTTTCGGCGTGCGTGGCGAGCTTCGGAAGGGCGGTCGCGCCGAACCCGAGAGGCGTGAGGTCGGCAACCATCTTCGGGAGGGTGATTGCGCCGCTCAAAATCTCCTGCGACGCCGTGAGTGGCGCCGCTTCCTCCAGCGTCTCGCGTGAGCGCCCCTTTGCCGCCTCGCGCGCCTCGTAGAGCGGCTTGATAACCTTCATCCACTCTTCCGCGGCCTTCTTCTGGTCAACAATCGGCGCGCCCGCGGCGGTCTTTTCGCCGCTCCACGACCGACGCTGGACATCCGCAATGACATCCTCGGGGATGCCCATGCTCCGCGCCGCGTTACCCATTGCGAGAGAATCCTTGAAATCGCCGTTCATGAACCGCTTGAAGTTGTGGTTCACCATCGCGTCGCTCGCGTCGATGAACGCGCCCAGCACGGGGAGCTGGCGCATGACAAGCTCGCCCTCGCCCACGTCGCGCCCTGCGGCCGCCACCGCTTCGAGGTACTTCTGGCCGAACACGCCGAGATCGGGACGGTCCGCGCCTGCCGCGCGCTGGATTTCCATTGCGGCGTAGTCCTTCTGCGTCTTCTGCATCTGCCGAAGTTGCGCTTCGTCCGCGTCCGTCCAGCCTTGCCTCGACTGCGCCTGCGCCGCGCGCGCGGCCTCCGCCTCCTTCTGCTCCTTGTCGTAGGAATCGAGGATGAGGCGCGAAACCTCGTCGCGCTCCTTCTGCGAACGACCGTACTTCTCTGGAAGCCCGGCCTCCTTCCATGCCTTGCGCGACACGCTTGCTCGCTCCGCCTCCCTGTTCGTTCCGATTGGCGCGAACGGGTTGCGGATTTGACCCTGCCGCAGACGTTCTATCGCGCGCTCGTCAACGTCGATGTCCTCGCCGTCGTCCATGCGAAAGCGGCGTATCGGCTGTGCGTCCGGCGATACTTGCTTGAAGTTGTCGCGCTCGGTGTCCGGCACGTCGTAGTCTCCGTCCTTGTCGCGGAAGCCAGAGACGCCCACGGCGTTCGGGGACGCGCGCTTGAAGTTGGCAACCTCGCTTTCGGGCACGTCGTACTCGCCGTCGGCGTCCCTCATGCGGAAAACCTGCTGCATGGCTCACCTCCTCTTGAACTGGCTCTTGTAGTCTGCGGCCTGCTCCGGCGTGAACACCTGCGGGAGAGGCTTGACGCCCTGCGCCTGCGTGGGCTGCGCGGTGGGCGTGGGTTGCGCCGTGGGCTGCGGTTGTGTGGGCGCGGAAGGCTGCTGTCCGCCGTTCTGCATGCTCCGCCACCAGTTCGTGAACGCGTCCCACATGCCCTGCGGTGCGTTCTCCTGCGCGGCCGGGTAGAGCTGTGGGAAGCGCTGTTGCATGATGCGCGCGATTTCGTCCTCGCTCCGCTCCTCATACGCCTTTTCGTATCGCTCCGCACCGCTGTCTGGGTCGATTACCTTGTGCGACACGAGCCTCGGCTTCCGCAGCTCCTGCTCGTACCTTTCCGCCCTCTGCCACATAGCGTCCATCTGCCTCTGCTGGAACTCCATGCGCCGCATCTCAACGTCCGCCGGGTTGTAGATGAGCTTCCCGTCCGTTGTGAAGATACGCCCCTGCGCGTCCGTGAACGTGTTGCGGTTGAACATTCCCTCTGGGTCGTTCCTCGGAACGGCTGTCTTCGGAAGGGCGGAGATCTGCCGTTCCATTTCGTCCATGAACGCCTTTTCGTCCTCCGAACCGGCAACGAACCGTCCGCTTTGAAGGCCGCGGTTGTACTCCTCCTGCAAGGCGTCGTACTCGCGCTGGACTTCCGGCGAATAGCCGAGCTCGTGCGTGCCCGCCGCGATGAGGTCGGCGTCGCGGTCCTTGCGCTGGATGCCGTGCCGACGGTCCCATTCCGCCTGCGCCAGCTCCTGCTGCAACTTCGCGCGGTCCGCGAAAGAGGCGTCGGCAAGCTGCTGCTTCTCGCGCATGGACGCGTCTGCCAGCTCCTGCTGCGTCCGCGCGCGGTCCGCGAGGACCGGGTTCATCCGTGCCGCGGCCTCGGCTTCCTTCTCGCCGGGAAGCCACGGGCGCTCCCACCTCTGCGTGGCGGGATTCCACTGGCTTTCCTTGTCCGGGCGCTCAAAGATGCTCGTGCCGGTCACCTTCGCTTCGCCCAAATCGCCTCCCGCGCCTCCCGCGCGCAGGGACGAAGAACGCGAGCCGACGCCTCCCGTCGGCGCAGGCGCGTGCGTGAGCGGCGCGCTGGCCGCGCTTGCGCCCGTCGGAGCGTGCGTCAACGGCGCGCTTCCGCCACCCGCTCCGGGCGCGGACGCGTGCGCCGGTTGCAACGTCTGGATGTGCTGCGGCGTGTTCTGGGCGAGCTTCGCCGTCTCGATGCGCCGCTTCGCCCGTCCGCTTCCCGCGCCTGCGGCAATGACCGCCGCGCTGTTGCCGTCGTGTCTTACTTTGATCGCCATGTCTTACACCTCCTCGACGGGTCCTTTGTCATTGTAAACCCCGGTGATGGTCGTCGTGCTCGTGAGTTGCATCCCGGAACCGCTTGAACCTAAGATTGCCGCGCCCTGCTCCACGGTCGTTCCGTGCGAGTCCGTCGCCGTGGTCGGCAACTGCGAGTCCGCCGCGAGATTCCACCGCGTGTACGGAATTGAGATCGTGCCGACGGCGCTGGACGAGAACGGGCGAAAGTACGTGAACGGCTGGCCGCTCGTGGTGTTGTACCCCACGAGACAATCGACCACAACCGGAAACGAACACTCGAATACCGAGAAAAGGCTGTCCCACGTCGGCGTCGGCTCCCCGGAGTAGGCGAGCAAGACCACGGAATCGGCCGCACCGAGGTTCGACAGCTCGGCCCACACGCCGTCCGAGTACGGGTAGGAATCGTAGATGCCGTGAGAGACGGCGCAGTAGCTCGTCCCCAGCACCTCGCGGCTCCCGTCCCCGTCGCTCACCCACGCGGCAACCGTCGGGTTCTCGTCCGATGGATGGTAGTATACGCCGCTCGTGCCGCCGAACATGTTGTAGAGAGACTGGACGCGCGACTTGAACGCCTCCACTTCCTCGCCCGTGTTCCGCATGACGTTGTGCAGGGTCGGCTTGCCGAGCTCGAAGAAGTCCTTGACAACCGGCTCCGTATCGACGTGCGGCGGCTCGACGAGCGGATATTGCCATACGCCCGTCATGCCGTCGTAGGACCCGCTGCGCGAGTAATTGCCCCACGTCCTCGACCAGTCCGTGTGCGTGGTCATCCAGCGGAGCTCCCACCACGGGAACTGTCGGAATGACTTGCCGCCCGTCAAGTGGAACTTCTTTTGCGCCTCGTTCATCATGAACGCGTGCGATTTGGGTAGCGTCTCGATTGCCATTGCTACACCTCGCTCGCTTCTTCAATGACGGGGCAATCGCAGATGTCAACCTCCGCGATCTTGACCGGCGGGTTGACAAGCGGCTCCGTGCCGTCGTAGTTGCACTTGAACTTCTGCGTTTCCTCGTCCCATGTGTCCAGGTTCGCCTCGGTGCCGAACGCGAGGAAGTTGAACGCGGGGTTCTCGTCCTCGCCGGTCGTGAACACGCGAACGCCGTACTTGCCGTTCCCAGTCCCGCCGCCAGCGAGGAACGCATATGAAACCTCTCGCCATTCCCCGGAGCAGCCGACAACGCGCCCGGCGGCCGAGAAGAAGAGCTTTCGGAAATACTTGAACACAGTCACAAGGCCCGTGTCCTCGTCCTTCTTCGCCCGTTCGTCCGTCATGACGCGCATTGCCCATGCCGCGCCGTCGGGAAGAGACTTTTCCGCCTTGTCCGCGTCGAGCGATTGCGTATCGTCGCCCACGTTCTTGCCCACGACGGCGCCGTGGAGCGGCGGGTCGATCTCGTCCAGCGAGAAGAATCCCTTGCCACCGTCCTTCGCGGCGTAGAGCTTCCTGCCGGGGACAAGCGGCCCCATTTCCTCCCCGCGCAGGCAAAGCCCGCCGTCCATGCCGCGCACGACGGATCCGCCCGGCATGACCTTTTCGCGCGCGGCGGGCGCGTCAGGCTGCTGGCGCTTCGACAACGCCGCCCTGCGCGCCTCGCGGAGAAGCCCCTGCGCGTCGTTTGCTCTCTCCTGCACGGAGCGTCCCGCGAGCCCGGACATGCGAGAGGCAAGCTCCTCGGCGCCAGTCACGCCGAAGTCCTCCCGCCGCCCGTCGTGGCCCGTATAGGACACACCGATCACGAGACGTTACCTCCCGCCGCGCCGTCGGAGTAGCCAAGCCGCTCCGCGATCTGCGCAATGCTCTCCAGCCCCGGATAGTCGTCGTCTCGGCGCTCCATGAAGTCGAGCATCCACTTGAACACCTGGTTGCGCATTTCCGTCGGCCCGAGCATCATCTTGTTCTGCATTTCGAGAATCCGAATCTCGCAGTCGAGGAGGTTCTTGCCAACGTCGGCCGTCATTCCGGCAATCTTGCCGTACACGTCAACCTTCGTCGTCACCATTTCGTCCTTCAGGTCGTTGAGGGCGATCTGCCGGTCGCGCTCGATGCCGCTTGCCGTGGTCGGCCAGACGGTCGAGTTGTACGTCCCCGCCGACACCATCTTCGACTTCGCCTCCGCGAGAAGCGCGTCGAACTTGCGGTTGATTTCGTCGATGCGAGACTGCATCCAGTCTTCGGGGAGGTTGCCGACGGCGTTCTTGTACTCCTCGATGGCCTTCTTGATCTCGTCCGTGACGAGCTTCGCGAGCGGCTTGAAGTCGTCCACGTTCAGCCCGGCGAAGGCGTTGGCTTCGTCCTCGGTGCGGGAGAGCATGAGCGCGTAGAGCGAAACGAGCTCGTCATACCGCTCGTCGTTTATCTGCCGCCCCTCGTTGTACGCCTTCGTGAACTGCGCGATCATGTCCTTCAGGACGAGCTCGGTCTGCATCCTGCGGCGCTTCAGGCGGATTCGGTTGTAGGCGTACCAGTACGGGCCGCCGTCCTGCACGTTCTCGGCCGACGAGCTTCCGCTGTTCTCGTTCGTGCCCTCCGAGACGGACCGCCCCTCGGACGAGCCCGTGGACGAGCCGGAGGAGGACGCGCTGGAAAGACTGCCGCCCATAGCCGACGAATGGGAGGAGGACTGCGCGCTCGATTTGCCGTCGCTCCGCGCCGTGGACGCGCTGGCCGCACGGCCGGACGTGGAATTGTGCGCCGTGGCGACGCTCTGCCATTGGCCGCCGTGACCGCCGCCGAGCACAGCGTCCACGTACCATCCGTTCGCGAGGTAGTACGAGAGCATGGACTTGTGCATGGCGATGTTCTCGTCAGGCCGCCCGACGTACTCGCCAAAGTCAAGCTCGGTCGTTTCCGTCTTGAACCACGCGGACGCGTCCAGCACCTCCTCGGGGATGGGGTCGCGGTCCGTGATGTAGAGCAGGGGATTGATTTTCTCGATTGTAGCCATGTCGCCTCCTTATCCTACTCGCCTCCGCCGGAGAGGTCCACCACGGCGTAGTGGCCGGTTGCAACAACGATGAAGATTTTGTCCCCGTCCGGGTTCGTGAAGAGCCCGTTCGCGGACGTGTACCCACTAAACGTGACCGTCCCGAGGACGACGCGCTTTAAGATCGCGGACGCGTCCCATGCGGTACGGAGCGTGTAGAGCACGATGTCGCACGACGTGTTGGACGCATACTCGGCTTGAAGGATTTGGTAGCCGTTCGGGTTCACCCATGCCGCGCCCGTCGCGCTCAAAGACGTGGATTTCTCGCTTGTGTGCGTCGAGAGGTTGAACGCCGTCGAAAGATCGAACGACCGCAAACGGCAGACATTGTTCGTGTCTTCACTTGCAAGAAT